GATCCGTGACTCCACCTGATATTGAAAGATAAATTTTTGGATATTCCTCAAAGTTGATTTTCATATCTTTCACAGGGTATTTACTGTCATCATAATCATAGCTTGAAGGGTTTTTTGTTTTGTCTGCGATTCTTTTGTTAATGCTGCTTAACGTGAATTTTTTGTTTGCAGGAATAACTACTTTGTATCCCTTCCAATTGTGGTCTTCAATTTCTACACCAATGTCTGCAAACATTTGCTTGAGCTTGCTTTTTGTATTCTCATCTACATATAAATTAGCCATTACTGTTATAGGTTCGCTAGAAATGAATGAATCGCCGGATAGAATCTTGTCTTTTTCATCAATGGCTTCAACAACCTGCATTTTTCGTGCATAGACTTCGATGTCTTGAAGATTGAGTTTGTCGATTTTTGGTTCTTGAAAGTATCTTTCAATATCAGAACGAAACCAACGTGCTAAATCTTCTGTAATAGCCGCTTCATTTTCTTTAAACATTTGATAATCATAGTCATGCGCTTTTCTGCTTATCATATCATGCAAACGATCAATTTCCATTGAATTCGTTATTTGATAGTTGTCATCAAGCAGTTTGACTCTATAAAGCTTTCCATAATTCATGAATCTGCTTCTTGGAATAAGAGACGCATATACACAATTTAATCTTGATAGAGGTTTTTGATTAGGATCAACAGCAGGAGGTTCAGGAGTTATTAACGTGCGCTTTCGTTTTATTGTCTTGTAAAATGAAGGATTTTCACGCTTCCATTCAGAATTGATTATATTGACTCTTCCAATTTCAATGACTTTTTCTACTGTTGACATGTCTCTGAATCTGGATGAGTGTGAGCCGTCAACGATATCACCAACTTTGAACTCATGTCTGCTTCTATGATATAGATCAACCCCTGGAGGAAGTGTTGATCTTTCCTGCAGAAGCATTTCTTTTATGAGAATTCTAAGTTGTGATTCGGTGATTTTCATATTGACCTTTTGATTTATAGCTAAATATTTCTTAAGTCTAAAACGCTAATGTCAATATTTGATTTATAGCTAAATATTTCTTAAGTCTAAAACGCTAATGTCAATATTTGATTGAAGCTGTCTATCAGTGTTCAGCATCATAATTCTATACAACCCATCTCTATTTTGAGTTTTCAAAAATTTCAGGTCACTTCCTTCATTGTTTGTAACTTTTAGATACTCTGGGTCAAAATAAACTTTCATTTTCACGCACTTTGATGACTTAACGCTGTCAATGCTAAGCTCTCTTTTTAAATACATGTTAGGGTATTGCTTTGGAGCTCCTGATTGTGAGATAAGATGTTTAATGATTTTATTTTGGATTCTATCAAACATTACTCTAAATTGTTGACTGTAATTTGACGTCATTCCATGAGCATCAACCGCGCAAATTGCGTAAATGTAATCTGAATCTTTATCAAACTCATTATCAACAAAGAAAGACGTGGATGATTTGAATTTCTTAATAAGACTCTTGTCAATAGTTTCTTTCATTGGAGTTTTGACCATTGAATCATCAAAATCAAGATAAGCAATTAATTCATATGGATCTTTTATGCTCTTTCTACGAAATACTTGCCATCCCTTTATATCTCTTTGTCTATTAACTGGAAATGACCAATTCAATTGCAAAGAAGCGTTTGAATAATCCCAATGAAAATTAAAGTCAGGTGGGACAGGTGGTGGAACGTGCTCTTCACCTATAATTGATGAAAATGTAGATGGTCGTGAAGCAATTAAAAAAGTTGATCTATAAAACTCATCGTCAATGACTGTTGTAGCTGTCATCATGATCAACGATCTTACATTATAGACATACTCAGCACCATACTTTACTTCAAGATCTACAAAGCTTGTTATATTTGGGTTAGTGAAATATCTTACTTTTTTTGAGCCTATGACATCCTGATTGCCAACCTCATATCTTTCTAGCACATGTCCAATATGGAATATTTTTGGAAAGCTATTGTCGGCTGAAGATATCTTTTCTTGTGAAATGGATGGAAACACAATTTCAGCTTCTTCGCTATTCATCATTTTGTCTTTTCTCTTTTTCACCTTGCTTGACATTGCGCTTGTGTTTTTTTTGAATGCAAGTGCAGCCGATGAAACTGGAGAAAATGCAGAGTGCTTTGAAGACTTGCCAGAATAATTGTTGTCAACAACCAGAGCAATTTGATCATCGGCGGCTGCCGCAGATGGCTCAATGAGCATGCCATCTTTTAGAATGTAATCTCTTGATTGTAGTGATGTGCTAATATATCTTTGTATGATAGCACCTTGGCGCTTCATTTCAGAATTATCATCATCATATGAATTTGGCGCAGCTTCAATTCTTGACATCATCAAATTAGCAGCTATATCAGTTCCAGATCCATCGCTAAAACCTCTCATCTTAGCTGATGACTCAAATCTTTTTCCAATTCGATTTTTGTAATCAAGATCCTGGAAATAGAGCATGTGATAATCTTGCAAGATATTTGATTCATCAACGATTTTGTCAGAATTTGATTCAACGAGTGATTGATTTACAACCATTTCTGTCGCGTGAATTTTATCAAATGTTGACTTCTTCCATGAAACTGTGATGTATCTTGGAATATATTGCTGAATATCTCTTTCACTCAAATTGTTAAAAGGCGTTCGGAGGCTTGGCGCTGAGTCATTCAGTCTTTCATCTTTTAAAAAGAAATTATAGACGAATCCAAGTGATGGCTTCTCTGGTATTGGAATATCAAATACTTGAACTGGGCGACTGATGTAGGTAGGCTTCATAGTGTTACCTTGTTAAATTGTTTGTAATGTGCTGACTTACAACTTTGTTTTGCATCTCATCACGTGATTTAGATGCTGATGAATATGACCCAGCCATCTTTGCATTTGTTTCTGATGAAAGTCTGCCTGCTTTCAACATTGAACCTTCATCAGCATTTGCAGTGTGAGGTATAAATTGACATGTAATGTCTCCAATTGAATATCCTCCAACAATTGGATCTCTTGACGCAATGCTTGTCTCGCCATTTTGTGTAGATAGCATTCCTTGCCCTGAAACCGACGCTAACATTCGGAATCCAGAATCTCCATTCACATTGTATGTTTCATTTACATCAACAAAAAATGAATCAGGGTCAATTGCAACTAAGAATACACGATCAAACTTTGATTCTCTTGTGATGATATCAACTTGCTTCTGTTGTTTCATTAATGCTGATTGTGATAGATTAGCTATCAATTCAACGTCTCCGGTATCTTCCAAAGCATCAAGGTTCAAATTTCCTGATTCATCTATGATTGAGGAAATTGTTTGCTGATTTGGCAACTGGAGTCCTTGTATCACTTTTGTTGAAAGATTATTCAAGGCTCCTCGCGCAGCTGATGAAACATTAAAATCAGGCAATGCTGGCGAAATCATTTCATCATAGATCATTCCCGTTGTCATATAAAGATATGTTTCCAACAAATATGAGATGACAGCGTTGCTTATTAGCTTTTCTCTCATTTCAACAGTTAGTGAAACGTATCTTTGATTTAAGATTAGTTCATTGTAAGAAAGTGTTTCTACGCCATCACGATTATAGAGCTTAAATTTAATATTTTTTCCTATTTGAACACCAACATCTTTTGATGAAGTTTTTTTCTTGCGTGTAAAACTTTCAAATGATGATGGATCAATAAACAAAGTAGGATCAAACAACATTATCTTTTCTTTAAAGATAACTTCATTTAGTTCATGATCTCGTTTAAAAATTGCCAATTCGACAAGATCTGTATATCGCTGAATTCCGGCATCACGATCTATACTTTTTGTTGAAGTGATCGTGTTAACAGGCATTCCTACAGCAACAATTCGCAAGTTTTCAGATTTTTTATCAGAAAAACTAGAATGCTTCAACATTTCATTTAACGCAACACTTTCTTCAAAAGAGTAAGTTAGGCGTGTTGGAAGATATCCCTTTGAAGAATCAGGGCGATATTTGTCTAGCATTGCTCTTTTAACAATGCTTTGTTGCTTTGACAAATTGTAGATCATGAATCTACCGTCAATATTATCTAAAAGAGTCTTTCTGTCAGGTGTCTGAAAAATATCAGCAAATGTAGATTTCAAATTATCTCGTGATTGCGTCAAAATGCTACCATAAGCAGAGAGAAGCGCAAATGCGTTTTGCTGAGTCTCTGTTGCCTTGATTATTCTTTGATAATCAAAGTAATACTCAGTTAGCAATGTCCCAAAATAAATTTCAAGATCATCAAGTGTTTTATCGTCTGCAACGAAATCTAAAAGACTTGTAGAGTATAACTTTATAAGTTCACTGTTGTCAATATCTAATATACTTTTTCCTTCATAAAATGCATCTCTTTGATCTTGTGTTAATTCACCATTTTTGTCTATTGTGCTTAAAATAGAATCATAGCTGGTTCCTTCTTTATTGTCATAAAGATAGATTTCAATACCAAGCTTAGATGACATGTGTATGTAACACTTAGCAATTAAAGACAAAATCCCAAATTCATCAACTTGACCATAGTTTGTTACTCCAACACCATCAACTATTTTAGATCCATCAGGTAATTTACTTGTTGATCTTTTGATTAGTTCATTGTAAGCTGATATTGCTGATGACCAAAAAGTTCCTTTGGTAATTTTCATGCTGTCAGCCAACTGCTGACCCATTTTGCTTTCTTTAAAAGACTTAGTAGATATACTTGATGATTCTTCAAGCGCGTTTTTTATTCCCTTAATAAGGAATTCAACAACATCAAGTTGAGTTTTTAATGTAGCAATTTTTATAAGTCGAATTTTACTTGTTTCACTTATTTGTTGTTTGATATCATCGCGTATTTTTTTATATGTTTTTAATGATTCACGAAGAGCACTCGTTGGATCTTTTAAAGAAATTTTGTTTATCAATGCAATCATCATAACCGCAAGATCATCTCTTTGTAAGCTAGATGATGAAAGTCTTTCAATTGCTCTTTTTGACTCAGGGGTTTGGTCTTCTGAATCAGTTGTCATTGACTCACCAGCATCGGTGACTGGATTTGATTCATATTTTTTGTCTGATGTCTTTTTATTTCGAGAACGCTTGCTTTTATTATCTTCGCCTTCATCAAAATCTGAAAATGCATTGTAGTATTGTATTTTTGACAATGCCTTCACAAGATGCTGGCTTAACTCATTCGAGCCATTGCATTGTGATGTGTACAAAAGTTGATATTTCGATGCTTCATCAGTAAGAGCACTTGTCAATCCTTCTGAAAATGATTTAAAAATTATTCTGGCAATCTCAGCTTGCGAAAGAGAACTTTCGCTTGACACAATTCCAAACATGGCATTTGTATATGACTCTAAGTCATTAAAAGCTTCATTATATGAATCAAGATATTTGGTAAAATCTGTGAAATTATAATCTCCTGTTAAAATTGAACTTTTTACAAGAGAAGCAGGGCCAGGTGTCCATGCTGCATTTCCAGGTTCATCAACTTCAGGAGTGATGACGTATTTTTTATTTGAGTCAAGGTATTGAAAAAGTGTTAATGCTACTACACTTGAATATGACGCAACACCTTTGTAAGGTGTAAAAGACAATCCACCAAATATTGATGTAATATTTGAAGTTTGAAAATTTAGCTTATTTCCAAGCGGACTGTTTTTAACAATTTGTGCTCCACTTGAAATTCCAAATATTTTAGAAAGAACACTAAAAATATTGCTTATGTCATAACTTTTTATAGTATCCCAAATGCCCTCAGCTCCATCAAGACGATCAGTGGGGTTTAAGTCCTTAATGTTTTTATAGCTGATTGCATCAATCAAAACTTGATCGTTTTCTTTTTCTTCGAATATATTTTTTATCTTATTGATGACTTCTTTAAACGCTTCAACTCTCATTGCGGTTGTAGCATATGTTTCTGATGCAGGCGATTCTCCGGGCGCAACTGCTATAACGCTATTGATATCAAATTTTCTTACATCAACTTTTCTTTCATAAGATTTCAATCTATTTGAAAGATAATCTTCAGCTTGCTTTTGCAACTCATCATCATTTACTCTAACAATATCAAACGATTCAGTTGCTCTCTCAATTGCTTCATCAATTTTAACAATATCATTAATTAAATCATCAGCATTTGCTATATCAGACTCAACTGATGTTAGGAGAGATTTCCAAGTACCTGTTGAGTCATTAGCAAGAGCTTTTTCAATAATGTACTTTACGTCATCAGTTGAAACTGAATGCACAGTTTCAAGTGCTTTGAAATACAAACCATACTTTGTCCAAAGTCGATCTTCATATGCTCTATTAAAATCTGCAAGCGCAACAATCTCAGTTGGTTCAACTCCATCTGATTTTTTTATGAATGATCCGCCACCTGATGATTGCTTTGACAGCTTCATACTTGGAGCAGCCGAATTTCTTTTACTTTGACCTGTTGGCTGTGAATTTATCTGTGTTGATTTACCCGTGGCAGACTTGGCAGGCATTAAATCTCCTTGAGAGGACCAACCATCGGCCCTTTTGTATAGTTTGAATAGATTATTTGTAAATAATACTTCACATTGTCTAAGCTTACATTTAACTTTGTATCTAAAAATGATTGCTCGGTTGCTGATTGATGAACGGCTTTTAGAGGCGCAAGTGAACCATCACAATCGGCATATATGATAACACTATCAATTTCTTGATCACCTTGTTGAATAGACCAGTGTATGATATTTCCTCTTGCTGTTGAGCTTACATTTGCCGATGAAATTTTTGTTTGACTTGCTGGTATCTTTACTACAACTTTGGAAGTGATGGATGTCCTTCCTTTTTGAAACTCGCTTTCGGCTGATTCAGTTCTTTTTAGAATATATCCATTTTTATAAATGGATCCCTTTTGTATCGCATTAGATGCTATACTTCCTCTCTTTAGAGTTGTTGGACCAGCAAATTTTTTCATATTGATTGTGTAAGTCTTTGACGTCTCAAGATCTGCTGATGCTTTTGTCGAGCCAGTTATAAGTGAACTTGGAGATCTTGTAAGCAATCTAAGTTGATAAATGTATGTTCTTCCTGCCTTGATTTGTGATATATTTTTGTTGACACGAGATGTAGAAGAATCTGAAAAGTTGCCTATTTTAGTGACTCCAAAATACTCGTCAAGTCCTGTTGTTGTGTCAAATCTAGAAACTTCAACTGCTAACAAATTTTTAAGTTGCTCTCTATTAGATTTCACTTCATTCAAATAAAATGAATCATATCCTGCTGTTACAAGAGCATCATAAATTAGATTGAATGAGTTGTCATTGTTCGAAGATTCAATGAAAAATGAAACATTTCTATTGTTTTCAACATTCAATTTAGAAATTTGCAATGTGTTTGATTCAACACTTGATGAGCTTCCTTCATAATGGATGATGCTATTTGCTTTTGATAGTTTTTCATTTCCATAAACATCAATCATTTTTATTTTGTATTCATAAATTGAATCTGATCTTACTTGCTTATCAACTAAATCAACGTCAATTTTACTTAAAGAAAGATTTGCTCTTGAAATTCCTGTACCTGTTTTTTTCATATTGAGAACGGGATTTATGTCAACAAAATTCTTTTCATGCAATGTAAGATTTCTTCTTACTGCATGGACGCTGATTACTTCTTTTGGAATATTGTAGATTGAAATCTTTACGCTATTAAAATTTTCAAAAGTGTTCAATGTTAATGTGTCAGGTTCCGATGGTCGAAAGTTTTTGTCACCTTTTCCGACGGCGCTATTAAAAACTCCTGATCCAACAAAATTTTCGTTAAGAGAAATTGCTCTATAAATGGCAGGGCTTATAAATGCATCATCTATAAACTTTAACGTATTGCGTGTTTTTAAAGATGATGTATTCAACATTTTAAATGAATTGTCGGTTGTAGACTTTTTGAATACAACAACTGACTCACAATTTTTGTCGACTTGCTGAACTTCAACTATTCTTTTGCTTCCAACTCTTGAAACTGTTAGCTTAGGTGGGTGAACAGGAATGATGTATTCGTCATACATCTTTTTTAGATCTAAAACAAATGATATTTGTTGATTCCCGCCACTAATTTGAACTTTGTAAGTTTTTAATTCACTTTTCTTAAAATTCACATCAAAATATGCGTCGATAACTCCCGTCTCTTCTGTTATGATTTTTTTACCTGAAGTTGTTGTTGAAGATTTAGAGCTTGACGTAGATGCTATGACTCTTGAATTTGTTGTAGTGTTGTTTCTTTTATCAGTCCCTTGCATCATTTTGTCAATTGCAATGTGATGATCGATTTTGTTGATTTCATCAGCAGGATCTTTAAGTTCTCTATAAAAAATGTCTGATAGATCAAAATCAGCGCTACTATCAATATCAGTTGTAGAGCCAGGTGGCTGGGTGCTGTTGGTAGATACAGCCGTTGTAGTTGAGTCAGTAACCAGCTTCTTTTTTATGATCTTTTTTGTTGTTGCTATATTATTAGGAAGAAATTTGCTAAGATCTATTTTGCCTGATTTTATTGGCTGAGTCTTAATTCTATTTGATGAATTAAGAAGATTTCTAGACTTCAATGGTGAAATTACAACTGACGACTTAGCAAGCTCTTCATCATTTCTAATTGTGTAATCACAAGTTGTTATCAAATTAGAGACAGAAGATTGAAACTCAAATCCAAAATAAATTCTAAATGTTACAATGCCATCTTTTACATCTACAACCTCATGAAGAGTGTTGCTGATGCTAAGAATTTGAATCTGTTCATTTTTTTGAGTTTTCATTTATGATTCTAGCTCGATTGTGAATATGTTTATGAACGTAGGATTTCCATATCCGTCTTTTAGTATTTTCCCTGCAAACAAAGTTCTAACATTTTTTGTCTTATCAGAGCTTGATTTGCGTTCTCCATAATCTATAACGTCTAATTTTATTAGACCTGCATCACCCGACATTTCAAACATTTGCATTATGAAGTTGTTTTCAAGTGACGTGTTAATAAATTCAAAATCTATATGCTCAAGGCTTGATATTCTTTTTTCAAAGTTATTAATGTCATTGTCAAGCTTTTCATTTGAATCGCGATAATCTCCAATTGTTTTTCCTGCTAAAACTCCGCGTGCATTAACAGGTGGAAGATACTTGAAATTGTCAAGGTGTGACAAACGAAAATCGTTGAACAAACTTTCTATGTCATCTACACATGCTTCTTGAACATCACTTTCATCAAAAGGAAAGTCGTCTCTTATAGAAAAAGTTGCTGATGTTCTTGAGAGTTTAAACTCTTGATTGTCATCAAGCGGATCGTCAGTTCCTATAACTTGAAGTTGTTGCCAACTATCAAATACAGCTTGAGTGACTGAATCAATATTTGCTGGATCACTTGTCGTAGAACTTGACAATATCAAGTTTGTTCCCGCGGCGACCAGACCATCTGATCGATAAGGAATCAACAATCCGCTGTCGTCGGTTTCAAATGTGATCATGTCACTAGGAAGATCACCCGCAGCTTCAAAATATATTCTATTTCCAGGATCATCGAGTATGCTACCTGATGCTTGGTAAAAAGAACCAATATCAGTGAATGTTGCAAACTCAATTTTCATTTGACCACTGGCAAGTTGTCGTCTTCCTTGCTCAGTGATCACAACATCCATTATTCTCGATTTTGAGTCAAGTATTCCAGCCATCGATAATCACCATTAAATGTAATTATCGACAAATCAAAAAAGTTGTTTATAGTTACTACAACTTAAACAACTTCAAGCATATCAAGAAGCTCAGTATCACGGTTATGTGATGTGCCGTCATCAAAATAAGGTAATGATGATGTTGCAAATACACTTAAGTTTTGAGAAATTGTGTAGATTGGATTCACATGTGTTGACCCAGAAAGAAATATACACTTGACAGGCGGTTCAGATCCTTGATTTGCTGTGAGATGTCGCTGTTCAAGCATATCTCTAAAATAACCAAAGTGATCTGACTTCCATGCTGATCTTGAAAATTGGGGTTCTACGTTTGAAATTCCATAACGATACGCTGAACCTGATGAAACTGGTCGTAGACTGCGTAATGAAGAATTGTAAGTGCTATATCTATGACCTAAAAGATCAGATGAGCCTCCGTTTTTTATTTTCCAACCAACTCTAAAAACCGCACTTCTAATTTTTTTATCTATTTCAAGAGTCATTTCATGAACAGGGTTACCACTATCACTAACCAATGTAACATCAAATGCTGAATTATTTTTGATACGAGTCGGATTATTAACATATGGAAATTGATCAGGTAATAAACCAACGCTTTCATGTATAAATGGGCTATTCATTAAAATTGACAACTTTTTGGTTGCAGGATCAGTAGAAAATGTTGCGCTATTTGAAAAATATTCACCATAGTCAGGAAGACAACTATCATAAATTCTTTCATTCATATCAGATTTTATAGAAAAGCGTTGTAATGAACCAGTTGTTCCGGCATTACCAGCTGAAGCTTTTGAAATAACTCGGCGTGCTCCTGAATCTCCTTGTTCAAAAACAGTATATTGATTGTTTTTAGTCGAATATTCAACTAAGCTACCTGCCAAGATTTCATCAAGATAAGATCCATAATATGAACCTGCACCTTCAATTTGAAATTGATCTACAACAGACTCGGCACCAACAATCTCGTGGACAGAATTTGATGAAAGATTTTGATTCAAAGATGGAAGCAATTCAGCTCCATTTTTTATCAATGAACCAATCAATGTAATCTTACATGCTCCAGTGTTAATCTTTAAGAAAGAACCTGTTAAATGAGATACATTACTCATTGATTTTGCGGGACTTATACCAGCTTCAATACCAAAAATTAACTCATCGCTTGGAAATAGAAGATATGGAGACTTGCATGATGTGTTAGCACTAGATTTGATATCATAGCCTGTCCAATCTTCAACTTCATATGTTTCATTATTTTGAAGACCATATGCTCTAGATGCTCTTGCATCATAATTTTGAGATGTAGAAATAAGTTCTTGATAACTTGCGTTATCCAACAAAGGAGAAATTCCACCAAATCCGAATTTTCTTACAAAGTTTTTATTGCTGGTTCCACCATTCCAGATGTGTGTTAAAAATTGTGTTCCACCACCTGAGTTGTCAGGTATTCTAGAGTATCCTTCAAATTGTGATGAAGCTACTCCGGGTGTTAAATTCATCTTAATAGACCCAGTATATTCTCCTACTGCAAAAGCATTAGTATACGGAAGGTCAAAATCATATGAAAATGCTGGTGAATGTAACAGCTCTCCACCATATAAAGATGGTGAATTCCAAAATGTCATTGCACCCGATACAACAAGAAATCGCTGTGATGAATTAGCTGCTGCGCGTACATCATCGTCATCACCATTTTTTCTTGTTTGACGATATATGAAAAACATATAATTGTCTATGTCTCTAGTAGATCCACTTGCATAGATTGCGCTGTCAACTGGATTTGATGGTGATGTTGAGCCATTTAATCTTTGGGCATTTACATCATCAAATTCAACAACAACAGCTTCTAGAAGAAATGGATCAGAAATATAATTTGATAATCTCAAACATTGCGAACTTGTTGCGTGATAACTTTGACTTAGAGGAGCAGCTCCAACCATTGTTGGAGATCCAATCTTTTCATAACCAAATGTGCTTTGCTCAAAATTAGAATCATGGTTAGAAGGCACAAATTGCATTGGAAATGTGCCTGACCCATAACCCATAGAAGGATTATATGCATAATCATAACGAATGCTTTGATTAGATGCAAAGCTGTATTTTCCAATTTCCTGCCATTCTTGCAATTCAAAATTGAAATACTTAAAACCCGTATTATCAGGTGAAACAGGATTTGACTCTATAACATTTCTTGCTCTCACGTTTCGAGTGAAAACACTTTCAGAAGACGGTGTAATATCGATTTCAATAGATGTTTTAGATCTGAGTGGGGAGCTAAATCCTTGAATAATTGACGAGTCAGTTCCACTAAGAAAGAAATCATTTGCTGGTAATGATTTTTTGTCGTCAAATGGTCCCATGTTTTCTTCAGGAGAAAAATGAAGAAAGTTTGGAACTTGATGTGATCTAACAGGTATTGCACTTTTTATATCAGAGTTTTCACCAATTATTCTTGTTGTTTGATTATTAAAACGACTTGATGCAGGAATCATTGATGGAAAGTCTATTCTTTGATTAGAAAACACAACAGTGTGATCATCATAGAAATTTGTTTCAAGTGTTCCTTTTCGAGAATCACCAGTTCGTCTAATTGTTGAATATGAATTAGAATGATCATCCAATTCACGAAGCTTTAATCTGGCAGGCGTCGAAACATATCCTGAGTTAGTTTCTAAGTCAAGTCCGGTCGCTGTAGCATGATAAATCGCAAAAACTTCAGATGAAGTAAGACATCTTTTCCAAATTCCTACAGCATACATTCTTCCGTCAAGGTCGTTAGTGCTTTCATATCCAACCTTGCAACCAAAACATGTTGGTCCACTTGAGTCTACTGTTACAGTAGGAGCTGATCCGTTGTTATAAGAAGATATTGCTTGATCTTGCGAATCTATATAAATTTTGAATCTATCAATAGGAGCATTTAATGAATTGTCATATGTTATTACAACATGAAACCAATCTGACGTTGATATTGGATTTAGCGCATTTTTGACGCCTATGTAATTGGTTGAATTTGATCCATTTCCAATTCTAAACCAAATTTTTTGTCCTTCATATCGAAGTTCAAATTCAAGAGCTGAGGGTGTTCCACGATATATGATAATATTTGGGTGCGCAAGGTCGCCTATTTTTACCCATGCAGAAATGCTAAATGATGAATACTTGTAGGTTCCGCCTACATCAGCTCTCATAACATGATCAAGCAAACTAACCAAAGACTTAAAATGATCTTTTTTTATTCCAGAATATTTGAAGCTCCAGGCCGCGGAGGCTTGGACAGTTGATTTTTCAGGATTATCATCAATTATTTCTGGAGAGATTTGACCTGGAAATGCATAAAGATCATTGCCTCTAAATGTTTTGTCAAACAAAACTTTTGGCTCTTGTGGTGAAGGAACATAATAAGACACAAGATCTTGGCTAACATTTCTTGTTAGCTGCGCTATAGAATTAATTGGAACTTCTGGACTTAAAACAAAAGTCTTAGTCAAATTTACAGGTATTTCTTGGTTTATACGTGGCATTATCTTTTCATTCCTGCGTATGTTATTGAATCAGTTCCAGGTGAATCTGACAAATTTACGACTTGTCCGCATGTAGCAGATATTGCTCCACGAGGAAACATTTGCTCAACAGATGTAGTTGCAACAATAAGAGCTTCGTTTATTTCGCCTTCAAGTTGATCTGCTAAATCTTGCCAATCTGATCCATCTCTAAATGGTGGTGAAAGATCAGATGGGTCAGAAAAAAATCCTTGTGCGGGCAATCCGAGTGTGTCTTGTTCAAAAATTTCATCGAGATAAGGCTCTACTGAAACGTCAGTTGGATAAACATAGTCTACAATTGGATTGTTTCTTCTGCGAACATCTTCAGCTGCGTTTGAAATTGCAGCTCTTACGCCATGTGGTTCAAAAGGACCATCAATAGAAGTGTTACTAGCGCGTGATCTTATTGTAAGAGGTTCAATAACACCATCATAATCACTTAAGTTTTGATATGAGTTAGCAGTAAAAACTCTTGGGTATATTTCATCTTCAAATGCTAATTCAACACTTGAAGCTGGTGTAGATGATTGAATATATGTAACAGGACTGTAAGTCGATATATCTTTAAAGATAGTATCGTGCTTATATTCTTCTCCTAAACCAAGTGATAAATCATCTTTTTCAAAGTTTGGAAACAGTTCAATCTTTTTTGTTCCAACTTCAATTGACAAATTTTCATCAAATATTTTGATATTGTCAATGCGCTTTCCGCCCACCACCATGATAGGATCATTTAGTGGTCTTATTTTAGGAGCAAGACCTTGATACATTTGACCAAATGTCTTTATTTCAACACCTTGAAGACTGCCCGATATTGAATCATCACCTATCATTATTGCGGTTGACGCCATTAGAACCTCCTCACTCGTGTTGATACTTGTCCAAGAGTGACAGTTCCTTTCAAACCTCGTCTCTCGTTTTCACCTAAATATATTCCACTTTGCTGATAATTGAACTTTGCTCTTTCAAGAGAATGAGGCTCAACAATGTAATTTACACCAAGAAAACGTGTGTTGCTGGGTATAAATTTTTCAATGAGTGTTGTCATTGATGTGTCGAACCATTTAAAGAATTCATAAAGTTGCTTTATCTTAATTTTTTCTGTTAATCTATTGAAGTAAATATCTCTTATCACTTCTAGTCTTGGATAGTCAGGAGAAAACTGCAATTCAGGTTGTCCAATTGCGTTATCCATTTCATCCAAAGTAGCAAATATCTTTGCAATATCTTCATCTAAAATTCTAGATGCCGAAATTTCAATTGAAAACCTGAGATCATCAAGAGGTGTTTCAGATTTTCTTACTTCATAAACTGGAGATATTTCCGCATTTTCAAAAATGGCGGAATCGTAATCTTGCATTCCTCTAATTCTAATTTTGTTATCAGTTACAGCCTCATCAAATTGCATTGATATAACTGACGAATTTATACGCTCTGGTTGTATCACACTTTGATTAGGGCCAAATCCTGATCCAGAGATGTGGAAGTTGTTTTGTGAATAATCAAAAATGTTCAGATTTCCTGATCCATTAGATGATGTTACACTCTGATTTGCTGTTGCATCGATTCTAAGTCTTTCCCATGATCCAGAAAGATGTGATGTAAAATTGTAGTTTAGTAGAGGGTTTTCAACACCTACTGATTCAACATTTTTAGAATGCTCTATTAATTCATTTTGAGTTAAGCACTTTGTCCAGAACTTTATTCCACTCACTTTGCCTGTAAAAATTGATTCCTGGGAATCAATTGGAGCATTTGTACTATTCAAAAATTTCGTTCCACCAACGTACAACGACTGTGGGCCGATGCAAAAAAATGAGCCTGATGTGTTGTATGAAGACTTTGTGTCAATTGCTGAATTTTTATCATCAAAATAAGATGAAGCACTAAAATAGTCGTTTGTCATATTGTCTTGTCTTGAAGCCCACAAGTAATATGATGAACTGACATCTTGTTCTGACTTAAGTCTTCCAAATGATATGTACCATCTACTTCCATCAAAAATATCGACGTCAGGTATTCTTACGCTTGCATAAGAATCTGAACTTGTTTTTGCAGACATGTGCAATTCAAGTGATGATGTTGTTGATCCTTTTGAAGCAATCAAATTCATTATGATTGCATGATTATTACTTGGAGTTGACGTTCCCGTAAGATGAAATCTTACAAGACTTTGAACAGAAGGGTGGGTCACATTTTTTTCAAACTTATAAAATGATTCATATGACCATGAACCCGATGTGAAAAGCCCATCATTTTGAAGACCTGATGCTATTGGTAAACCAGGTTCAATTCTTGAAGCACTCAAATAAGGACTAATTAAAAACGGAAGAGTGTCTGGTATACCTGTTGTGACGTCATAGTTTACCGCTCCATCAAATAAAGACCCGCTAAAGTTTATATCACTAGCAATGACTGACCTTTGTGATCTATTTGGCAAAATGTAGCCGTCACGTGTTCCACCATATTCTTTAAATTTTAGAAGACTATTTGGCTCAATTCCTGCAGCTCTAATCAAAGATTTTATTGCATGAGTTGTTCCTTTTGATTTCATAATCACAGGAAGCTCTTGCAGTATTCTTCTCCAAATAACGTTTTGAACACGTTGCATTGTGACGCTATCATCTATCACATTTTCATTTGTTGATTCACCCAAAATAAATCTATTTGCATTAACACTCTTAAACAAATTAGGCAGGTCTAAACCATAATAACTTGCAAGTGAAGGAAGCATTTGATCAGCAATATTTCCCAAGTCATCATATCCTGCTGACTTAAGTTTTGACATATGATCAATGTAGCACTTTGTTTCATCAAACTGCTTTGCCCACACATACAAAAGAGAACTGATCAACTGGATTGAACCCAGTTTCACGCCGCCAGGGTTGACGTTTCCATCAGATATTGAATTTCCTACTCCACCTTCAGATGAAGGAAGAACATAAAACTCCTGCTCTCTTGTTAAATAATGCTGCGGAATAAGCTTTGTTATTAGATTTGGATTATTTCTATCATAGACAAGGGCTTGTTCTAAAAGATCAGAGTTTAAAGATGTGATGTCTGGATGATCTGGGAATAAAACTGGTGAAAAAATATCTTTTTCAAGTGTCAATGGTGAATCAACATGTTTCACTCGTTGTGTCTGATTATAATTTGTGATATTTGCGTGAAGTCCATTTCCAGAATGGTCAATTACTCTTGCATTGCTAGTATATGAACCAGTTGGTTCATTGAATCTAAACAACATTTTTAGATTTTCGTCAGCATACACCGTCTTTAACATGCTAGAACTTATCATTGTTGGTGTTCTTAATGAATGATAAATTCTTAAATCATCAATTGAAGCACTAAGGTTACTGGTTGGCAAAAAGCTTGTTCCACTAATAACATGCGCTGAGCCTGATCCCAATGTAAGAGGGCTTGATTTAAAATTTATTTGTCCAATGTAAGTTGAATTACTAGATGAAGTAACAAGCTCGCTGTCTACATACAAAAACAGCCTATCAACTCCAGGACTTCTATTGAATTGCGCGGATACTGACTTAAATTTTCCTTTTTCTAAAGGATAGCTTGCACTCATCCATGATTGTCCAGATGAAATTGCAAAAACTAAATCACAATTTGATGTTGAAGCACTAGATGAAACTGCGAGAGTTATTCCTTCATCAGTTCCATTTATTTTTTGCAATATGACTTGATTATCGTTTGATATCTCGGGTATAAAAAGTTGCATTTCAAATGTTATTGATTTCAAACCAGGATCAATCTTTGATGCGCCTGAGGTGTCACGAGACATTACAGGAACTTCAATTCCGGCTTTGTCATTAACGCTTATGTAATTTGTTCCATCAAAATTTAAATAACCAACACTTTTAGGGAAAGAATCGTAGATATACTTTTCAAATCCTGTAAGCGTGTCTAGAAAATCTTCGATTTCAACTTTTGTTCCATCAAATGGGAAAGCATTAAACACTCTTTCAAATGCTACGTTCGTCTTTGCTTGAGCAGAGTTGAAAAATGTATGATTTTCAAATTTTGACCAATCTATTGGAAGTTGTTGTGTTGATTTAAATCCAGTTCCAGGCTGATTTAACCTGAATGATCCTGTTGAAATTCCTGTGTTGTTGATATCAACTGCAATTACATCCCTTACAGGACTACTATTCTGTAGATTTTCAACAAATGAATTTAAAGAAAATCCACCATTATAAATTACTCCAGCCATCTATCACTCCACAATAAATTTAGCGCTTTTGTCCTCAATTACGTAATCAGATCCTCTATCATTTACAAGGTAATCGATAGTAAGCAATCTGCCTGTTGGAAATCCATGTGTATGCATATCAAAATACATTCCGTTTTCATCAGATGATAATCTCGTTGCATTATTTTCTTTTTCAAATGGTATTAAAATGTTTCCTTCATTATCTCTGATTTGATAAAACACAGTAGTAATTACGTTACTTACAGGTTTTGCAAACTTTGATACAGAAACTTCATAGTCTGGATCATAAGCAAATGATTTCATTCTATATGTTGTATTCTTTGAATACTTTGATTTTGCATTAGTCGTTTTAACAATCAACCTACGAGTTGTATCGCCCGTTGAAGTTCTTGTTGGCATTGAAAGCTTCAATGAACCAGTATAAAATGTGACAGAATTATCTAGCGACACCCATGATTCATTAAATGTTACAGAACCTGATGCCGACAAATAGTCTGACAATTTTAATGAACCCGTTACCGTGCTGCTATTTTGAGCTGAGAAAAAGTAATTTGCTTTATACAATCCATCTGACACCTGTGATGCATATGCATTATTGACATATGATCCTGTTGAAAGTCTCATAGTCAAGCAATTGTTGCCTGTAATTTCCAACGATGATGACAAAATGTTTGTAGATCTTTCACCAACTATATTTTTAAGATAAATTGAACCACTTGCATCAAACATAGCAATTGAGTGAGAATCTATGATATATGTGCTATCATAAACTTCAAGACGAGGTCTTAAAAATTCGTTTTTGACATGTCTAGAAGCAAATCTTTTAACAAATCTTGTTGTTTGATCTTGTTCTTGGCTAGATGTAAATGCTAAAATAAATCCATGATTTTCTATTGTATTAGAAATAGTAGCAGAGACAAAATTTGTTACATCGATTAGTAAGTCTTCAGTTCCATCATTAAAATCTTGTTTAGACTCAAGTGAAACAATGCCAGCACCAAGATTGCCTGACGCGTAATAATCAATATTAGAATCTCCTATTTTTCCTGATTGATATGCACCAGAAACATACCAAGTTTCGCCAGATTTAGGTGATAAATAGCTTGCGCTATCTACGTCAACAAACCCTGCAACATCGCGGCCGTCTCCCTCTGAAAATTCTCTTGCAAGAGGAAATAAGGAAACCGTAAAATTTTTAGGAACAGGAAGATTACTTTGAACAGATTGTAGTCTTATTCTTGCTCCAAAATTGCTGCTATTGACATCAAAAGAGCTGCTTGCCATGCTTGCAATTGTTCCAAGATCAAATTTCAACAATATTCTTGAAAGCTCAGTGTGGCCACCTGTTGAACCAGAAAGCGTTTCATCATAAAGTTTAAAAAGATCAAGCGTGCCAGCTCGGCCTACATTTGCATCTTCTACTCTTGATCCATCAACGATTTTATTAGTGATGTAAGTATCTGCTGATGCAGTTGCAATAATATACATTAGAGTGCCGTCCCGACTATATCATATTGTGGATATCTCATTTCAAAAATACTACCTGGAGGACCGTAAATTATTCCTTTTCGAGTATATTGCTTCACATTGTGCGTCACATTTGAATAATTTCTGTCTTGAATAGTTCCATTTAAACTTTCAATTTTTATATCAACAAGTGTAAGAACACCTGGAGTGTTGATAATCACGTTTTGAATATCTGAAATAATGATTGGTTGATCGATTTGAAAGTTTTTAATATTCATAATATCAGAAACTCTAGCAACAACGCTTTGAACTGTTGATGACTTGTTTGAGTTTGGGTTAATGAACACGGTAAATTTTACACGAAAGTTTATAATTCTAGCGTCAAGAATGTCTATTGCATCACTAATAAGACGATATTCATTGAGATAAACTTTTAAATTTTTCTTTAGTGTATCAGTTGTTGTGCTCAAAAAGCCATTACTATCTTTTGAACAAATGAAAAGCTGGCTTGATAGAGGGTTGTCTGGACTTGGGCGTGATGCTGCCCTAAACACTCTTCCAAACTTTGTTGGGAGTGTATAAACTCGTGATATAAGATCTTCTTTTGTTACAATTCTGTCCTGCTGCATTCTAGCAATTGGAATTTGTGATCTAAGATCTTCAATTGTTGGTGCAGATGCACCACCTGATGCCGGCGCATCATTTCTTACATCAATTGATGCTCTAATAGATGACGCGATTGAAGCAATGCAATCATCAGGAAAATCAACAATCATGCTTGTTATTCCGCGAATAGAAAGCGCTCCAACATTGTGATTGGCACCTCCACCGGCTCGATATGTTATACTAATAGTTGTTGATTTTGGAAGTATTCCCAACGTGTTAGTGTTCAACAAAGAATTCGGATCAAGAGTGAATCTATTCAACACAGTCTTTCCATACAATGGAAGAGCAAGTGTTTCAGGATCAGGAAGAACATCATCATCTGTTGTTGAAGCATTGCCAGATCCAAATTGAATTGTTGTTATTCTAGTAAGAGGATCTGTGACTCTAATAAATCTTCTTGGAGCAGGAATTACTGATATTGAACGTGGGACTTCTTCAGAATCTGAAGACATGTTTGGGAATGTTTTAAAAACTGTGTCCTGTGACAGTGATTGAACTTCATAATATTCATATCCTTCGCTGTCTTCAACTTTCATAATTTCATTTACATCAATGTTTGAAAGAGAGATTGAAGTAAAAGGTGAAGGATTTGAAGTGATTGTAAAGTTATCTGTTACAACTTGACCTGATATACACTTTACATCTCTTTTTAGAATAAATGTTGATGGATTTCCGGCTACATCAACATTTCCAACAACGTATTGCGCCTTTAAAATACCAAGCCTTGTTTTTTCAGAAAAATCTACATCTTCAGCTATGGAAAAAATCACACCATTTCTAGAATTTAGTTGTGAATTTTGACGAATAGATGGTAACGTTGATTCATCAGGAATGTATTCATCATCTACAAGCTTTGAAGGAACTTCAACAAAGATTGAAACTGTTGCAACTGCAGGGGCCGCACCACCAGTTTTGACGCCTGCCTCACGAATCATTCTTGTGATATTTGAATTTTCAATTGCTGTTGACCATGACAACTCTTTAAATTGATGATCAAGATAAAAAAACATATTATCTGACACTGATGCAGCTAAATCTAGCAGCAATCCGCCAAGGCTTGCCTCTGAAAAATCTTGAATTTTATCGCCAAAATATGTTCTAGCATATGTCAGCAGCTCAGCACGAGTTGCATCAAAATCTTTTGCAACATATGAGCGATTACGTGAATTTTTTATCTGTTGATCACCGGCCATTCATCACCCTGTGAAGTTGAATGTTATTGAAAGCGACTGATTTGTCACATTCACAGTTGGTATCGAATATGTTATTGTCATTTTAATCTGTGATGTGGCGGATGTTCCAGCATCTTCAGGTGACATAATAAAATTTTCCAACGAGACATAAGGTAAATATTTTGCGACTGCTTGCTGAATTCTTCGCATTGCCTCAGTGTCTCCATCTTCTGTTGCTAACTCATGAAGAAGTGGTTTGAGGTTTGCTCCAAAATCAGGAAAGTTTAATCTTTCATTATGATTCGTAAGAATCAAATTAGAAAGGTTATCTCGAATTTGATCTTTTAACTCATAATTCATCTTAAAAATGCCATCATCAGATGAACCGAGTTCGACGGGAGTTTTAATTCCAATCGGAGGTGTCTTCTTTTTTAATTGTTCGTTTTGATCATACGTTGATTTTTTGTTTCCAACGCTGTTAAAACTATATGATTTTGCTTGAGACACTAGAATCATCTCCTATACTAAGTAAGCAATAGAGAGATTTTTACTGACCAAAAATCACTGTCGAGTTAATACCTGCCTGTTTAGTTTGCAATTTTGCTATTGTTGCAGTTAAACTTGCTGCCAAACTATTTGGAATTATTGGAGCAGCTGCTACGCAAAATGCTTGTAATTCAACTAAAAGTTGTGTTAAAAATATTTGTAATCCATCATGCAAAACATACGGCTGCAATTGATCTTCAGAAGAATACGTTGAAAGAAAAATCTTTTTTCCATTCAACTGCAATGTTCCATCTTCATGCATAACAATGGCTGATCCATTTGTCTTACCTGGATCAGGCTCTTTCACAATTTTAATCAAACCTGATGATCTGGCAACAAGTCGTAAGTTGTCAGCTTTCATTACTGCAAATGAACCTTCACTTGGAAGATAGTTTGCATTTGGATAATTTTTGTTATTTGGATTGATCAATGAAAGAAGATTATCAGGATTGTGTGACGCAAATTTGTTTGATTTTGAAGTCAAATAGATTCTGGCTGAATCATATTGAAAGTGGGCATCACCTTCAGTTACTTTTCTTACCTTTTTATCTGACATTTTGATATCAAGCGGACCCTTTATTTCCGTGCATGATGTTGAAGTAGTTTTACCACGTCCAACAACTATGTCAATGGCAGAGCTTCTATCATCTTGATTTAATTTGTTTGCGCTGGTAACAATTGAAGATGCATTTGACGATGAATGTCCTCTTTCTTCACCAAGCATAATAAGCGTGTTGTTTGATCCTTGAAGAACAAGGTCACCCATTCTTTTAGTATATGCTGGAACTGCTTCAAATTTGTGAATACCTTTTGTGTATTTCACAATATCTAAAAGCTCAGTTGGATCATCAGTTGGGCTGACTAACGCGTTTAGTTCATCAACATCTTTTTCGGCTGAATTACCTGTTTGTTTGTCCCATTTAGAAACAGTCGATTTGTCTTTTTCAGTTGCATTTCTATATGATCTTGTAAAAAATGAATAGTTTGCATCTTCTACGTGAGCTGGTTCATGAACTTTTGAAAACCAAAATGCTATTGGACCAGGATTTTCAGGATTTTCATACACAAACCAAACTTGCTCACCAGGCTTTACTGGCAAAGAAAGGTGCGATGAAAAAAATGGATAGCAAATGATTTCATCTGATGATGTTTTTGAAGTTCCTTGCGTTAACTTTTTAACAATGATTGTGTTTCTTGGAAAAGCTTTTAAGTTTTCGACATTCACTTTTGACTGAAATGAACTAAGCTGACGACTTAGCAAAGAAATTTCAGACAACCCACCAATGACATCAACAACAACGCCTCTTAGAAACACAAATGACATTACTGTGCAATCCTATTGAATATGTCATCTTCAGTTACAGCACTTTGTGACTCAGCTTCTGATATCAATTTTGCAAGTGCCAGGAGCTGCTCATTACTTTTGTTCATTTTATCAATATACTTTGTAAGAACATTTCCATATTTTTCATGCGCTTCAACACTTTTATCCATTAATGATATAAGTTCAAAAAAAAGAATCTCAGCACTTGATCTATCTGATAGTGCATTGTTATAAATTTCTTTCCACAAAAACTTCTTTTTATCACTCGTACTTTCAATTGATTCAATCAAGTCATTGAATTGATCACGCTTGATATTGTTCTTTTTCATTACATCATTTTCATCATTCATTTCATCACTCCACCATTTTGCTTCAAAATGTTTCTATAATGTCTTCTAATAACCGACATTGCAACACTCATTTGCTTTTGATTTAAATTAGATATATTCTTAACATAAACAAACACGGCTCGTTTATTAAGAAAATCCAAATCATCTATTTGATCAAAAACTGTTATAATGGCGTCCATGCACGCGTGTTCGTGTGGCTGAGATATTTGTTTCTTAATCTTTTTTAATACCTTCATGATAGAATCACGTTGGTCATAATTTTCAAGTTGCTCTTCAGGTGTTGGATTTGCCTGATTGTTGCGATACAACTCAGAGTCAAGAGTATCAAAGTTCTTTAAATCTTCAAGAGACACAAAACGTTTAAGCTTTTTTTGTCTATTTTTAGATGCTATGATTAGCCAATTTCTTGCTACAACGTTGAAATATGAAAAGGCTTTTGTGTTTCTTGTAGCATCAAATTTATGCAATGTTTCATACAAAAAACTGATGCAATCATTCTTCATAACGTCTATTGGTTCATTTGGAGATGAAAACCCATAAACAAAAATTAGGCTTTCTACCAACCTTTCAAATGCAGGCATTATTTTTGTCAAATAAATTTGCTCAGCTTCTTTCCTATCAGTTGTAAGCTGAAATTTTTCAATAGCTGTTTGTGCAGATGCATCAAAATACATCTTCCCACCGGTGCCGGGGGTGCGCTTAATTACTTTCTTCGTTCCCGTCATCTTCCTCTTCCTGCTCCTGTATTGATGTCAATTGATTTGCAACGTAAAGTATAGCATCTCTTGATTTTGAAATATCATTGACAGCCCTTTTGATCTCAGGAGAATCATAAAAAAGAGGTATCTTCAATATTTTTGTGATTGACTCATATCTATTATCAAGAACGTCAAGTGACTCTTCGACCGCATCTTGAATACGTAGTATTGTCATTGCACTTTGATATGCAAATTTTGAAATAAAAATGAGAGCGATCGTTTCAACTAATAAAAGTGTAGAAATGATTGCTATTAACGCAGTAGGTGACATAGCTTTTGCTCATAAATTTCATCGATTGCGTCAGGGCTATGGGTAGTAATCAATTTTTTAGAAAGATCTTTTGCCCACGTTTCAGGAATAGAATGATTGTTTCTAAACTTTTTTATCTTACTCTTGAAATCGCTTTCTTTTACATGAGCCCATTTAGTTCCTTTCATCCAAATATGAGGATCAGCTCTTGTTTCATGAATTTCTATCATGTCATAGTCAAACTTAATTGAACGTCCAAGATCCATAAAGTCAAGATGGCCACTATGATTAGTTGAAATAACAGGCAATCCACAAGCTGATGCTTCTAACAAAGGAAGTCCGAACCCTTCACCGCGTGTAGGAGCAACCAATGCCTTGATATCTGGATGCTTATACATTGCAACTATTTCTTCGCTTGACATCATGCCATGAATAAGATGAACTTTTGGGTAGGGTCCTTTTCTTACTTCATTAAGAACACCCTTGAACATATTTTCAACACCTTGCCAATCCATTCGAGTTCCACGACCGACGTTTGTCTTAATAACAATTCCAACTTCAGGGTCGTTTTTAAACTCTTCACACAACCACTTTAATCCAAAAAGAATATTCTTACGATCATTATGTGGGTTATTGCCAGTCATTGTTCCAAGCATAAGAAAGTTAAACTTAGTGCTAAAGTTAAGCTTTGATTTTTGAACATTCTTAAGAACTTCAGGCATAAAGCTTTCAGGAATGACATGCAAATTGTCTTGATCAAACCCAGTGTTTTCCAAAGTTTTTTTGCAAAAAGTAGAAGGGACAATAACAGTGTTCATTCTCTTACATGCTTGCACCCATGCAGGATTACACTTATCAGCTTCAACAAGTGCAGTGATTCCTACATTATATTTTGCTAAAGCAGGATCCCATTCATTAGGAAGTTGAATCTGAAATGATATATCATACTGGCCTTCAATTCCTTTTGAGCGCTTTGTGATTTCACCAATTAAACCATCTTCAGCATCAGTGTTTACGTACCAGCTGGTTGTTCCCCATGGAAGACACTGCGTTGTGATATCATGATTTGAATGCTTTTTCAAAAGCCAGCGAAAAACTTGTCGAGCATGATTTCCATACCCAGATTCGCTAAGCAATGGACCACGAACAAGAATTCTCATAGTGTTACCATCTCCCAATTTTTTCTTCTACTCTTCCAATTTTTTATTGTTTCATTTAGTGTATCATGCCAGCGATCAATTATCATGTCATATGAAAATTCACTCTTGACATATGCTTGAGCTTTTTCACCAAGTGCTTGACGCTCAGCAACAGGCATATTATACATCTTTTCAATTGCATTGGCAATTGTTTCAACAGATGTGTAATCTTCATAAATGTATGGAACGACCTGCGATCCTACACATGTCTTAAACTCAATTGGAAGAGCAACGCCGTTTTCAGTTCCATCACGATGATCTACAACTTGTCTAGTAAGACCACCAGTCTTTGCCGCAATGATTGGGCGACCACACTGCATTGCTTCAAGAGTAGAAAGTCCAAATCCTTCAGCATATGAAATATTGATACATGCATCTGAAATGTTATGCAACACATTCATTTTGTCAAAATCAATTCTGTCTGTTGAAAAAACAACGCTGTCTTGGACATTATAAAGCTTGGTCACTTCATGCAAGTTTGGACCTTCCTGATCCAATGGATCAGTATGCATAATCAAAGTTGCATCTTTTTTACCAAGTGCTTCAATTCGCCTGCGGAACAATGACCAAGCGTGAATGAGGTCTGAAGGCCTCTTTCTTCTTGCATTTCTATTTACCCAGAACAAAACAAAATTGTCAGCCTTATCTTTCAAGATAGCTTTCTTTTGCTCAATTCTTTGTTCAGCAGTAAGTGGAAAAAACATGTCGTTCGGTAGAGCATGAGGAACGAAATTTGTCTTTTCAGGGAAATCCTGCTTGCAGATTTCATATGTTAAGTATGAATGACAATTGATGAGATCAGTTGAATGATAAAAAGGCATGTTGAAACTTGGCTTTGGCCAGTTGTCCCAAACGTGCCACCACGCAATTGGGCATACCTGATGGATCTCATCTTCCATATCAAACAGCCAGGTAAAAAACCTGGGATCAGTAAAAATCAGAATCAAGTCTGGCTTTTCCGTGGCCAATGTGATCCTGATCAAATCTTTATTTCCAAACCCATCTATTGGCTTGATAATAAAATCATCATTTACAACAATTGTTCTATAATCATTATGCTTGATAGCGGCCCCAAACTGTCTAAAAGTCCATTCACCTTTTTTCAGGAGGCCGTTAATCAGGTGTCGTGTTTGTGTTCCAACACCTGATGTCGATAGAGCATGATCAGAAAGAACCAAAATCTTCTTTTTAGGCAAAGCACCCTCTCATTTAAAAGGATACTTTAAAAAAAGCATAAGTAAATTACGTACAGTGTTCGGTTTCAAAATATGGGCAATACTTACACGATTCTCTATTTTTTAGCTTGATTCCTCGTCTCATACCTGCCACAGTATTTTTTACAAGCTTTATTCCTTTTTCCATTGTGACAGGACCAACTGATACTGTAAATAACTCAACACACTTTCCTTGCTTTGCTCCCTTTTTAAGGAGAACAAATCCACACTTTACATATTTTGCTCCTTCAAATAGCTCAGGATACTTGTCCTTAAGAAAGTATTTGTAAAGAGAAAGCTGAGCTATGGTAAGTGGATTTTGCTTCTTATCAGGTGACCATCCGCCCGCACCTGCAGTCTTCCAGTCAAGAATCCAAATTTCGTATTTATCACCTTTTGGAACCTTTATGATTGAGTCTACAAAACCCTTAAAATAAGCATTGTAACCTTCAATGTTTTCATAAAGACTTTGCTCGGCAGCAACTGTCTCCCAACCAGGAAATGTTTCATCAAGCCATGCAGGAACGTCTGCAACAATATTGTTGGCCCAATTAGCCCACTTTTCAGCTTCTGGAAAACCTTTGTTATCCCAGGCTTGAACAATTTCCATTACACATTTTTCAGAATCCATCGTTCGAGTTTTTAAGTAATTTTCACATGCAGCGTGAACAATTGTTCCAAAATCAAGATGCTCAGATGGCTTATCAAGATTGATCTTTTTAATCTGTTGGAGATAGTGGCGCCAACCACACTCTACCCAATTTCTAACTTCAGAATATGAAACATGCTTTTTGCCATTAGGCAGAAGTTCACTCACTAGTTTATTCCTTAAATTTAAGAGTTGATGACATCTTCTAACTTAACTTTAGCTTCCCACAAAAGCTCATTTTTTGCTCTTGTTACATCAGCCAATGTAACAAGAGTTTCACCAATTCGATTAGGAAGATTTACAGTTTCACCTCCAATCATTTTAGCAAGCTCATTAATTGAGTAGTTTCTTCCTGTTCCAATATTCACTGGGCCGGTGACGGAGAGGTGTTTTGCAGCTAGCAAATTTGCATTCACAACATCAGAAATATGTGTAAAGTCTCTTCGCTGCTCTCCATCACCAACTATGGTCATACGAAGACCTAAAGCTTTTTGTGTTTTAAACAATCCCATAACAGGTGCATATTCACCCTTAAGAGGTTCTCTTGGTCCATACACATTGAAATAACGAAGAGAAATTGTTGATAAACCATAAAGCTTTGTGTATAGATCACAAAGTTCTTCACCTTGCCACTTTGACAATGAGTAAGGAGTTGCACAGCCCTTTGGAGCAAACTCCAAAAATGGAGGTTTCGATGCATGCCCATAGTATGATGATGATGCAGAATAAACAACTCGTTTTACACCTGCAACACGTGAAGCATCAAGAACTTCTTGAGTCCCCATCACATTAACTGAAAAACATTCACCTGGTGAATTAATCGTTGGTTGAATTCTTGACCTTGCGGCAAGATGAAACACAACATCAACACCTTCATAATGTTTTCGTAAGCTAGTGTCTCTAATATCACCTATAATGTTTAGGGCATGCGCGTTTTTATAAAACGTTTCATTTTGAGGAGCTGAATTGTCATCAATTACAACAACTTGATGACCATCTTCAATCAACTTATCGACAATGTGAGAACCAATAAAACCATGGCCTCCTGTTACAAGCGCTTTCATTCTTTCCTCCTGCTAACAGCTCTTCCTATTTGATTTTCCCAGTCTCGATCTTCTTGAGGTCTAACTTCAAGATTCTTTTTCCAGGCAGCACTCATCACGGTTGGATCAATATTGTAACTTTTCGCAAGATACATTAAAGCGTTGATGTCTTTTGGAAAGCAATTATGAACAATGATTCCATTGCACACCCAAAATAAATCATCATTTGTTTTATCATTTGTTCTAAGTTCTAGATTGTAGACTTTTCCAGAATATGTTGACTTTTCAATTTTTTCAATTTTAAAACTTTTCATAAAATTTCCTTTTGTTTTAAGTCTTCTTCAAATAGTAAAGTTATTTTAACTTCAGGATTTGATTTACGAATTAAATCCCATTTTTTTTCATTCAAACTAAAGTGATATTTGTTTTTAATATCAATATATTCATTAGTTTCAGGAAGAAAGAAGTCAGGATAATATGATCTTTCATTATTATTTTCGTCTATGTAACTAATTCTTCCTTTGTGTGAAATCTTTGCTTTCCACTAAGAAAAATAGTTCATCAGTTTCTAAAATATCTTTAGCTTGACAAAGCATTTGTTTTTCTTCACGTAAAATAGGAAAAAGATGGCATGGTGTACAAGAAACTTGTTTTATTTTTCCATCTACGTTTATGGAGAATGTGATAATTTCATCATTATATTCTCTTGTTGAAACTTCATTTACAACTTTTAAATCAATATCATTTAGATTGTGTGTTGTACTTGTTACTATATCACCAGGATTGATATCCTGAACAAGACAGTCTCCATTTGGAGTAGATACTACTGTGTCAGCAACAAGACAATGTCCTCCAAATCCACGAACGTATCTACCATCATGAGTAGGAACTGGGCCTGGAACAGACCAATGCGTATCACCTAAGCGCTTATCAAACTTTGCATATTCAACTACCTTATCATAGTCGATATTCTTACCATCAGCATCAAGCTTTTCGCAAATCTGCGCAACTTCATTTGCAAAGGAAACTTTTACAGCCAGCATACAATTAGTAACGTACTTAATCATTTCAGCTGTTGTTGAGCTTGTCTTAATGATAGGAATATTAGGAAATGCACGCTGAAAAACATTCTTAACTGTGTTAATTTGTGGACGTGGTCCGCCCAAAACAATTCTATTTTGATTGCGCATGTCGTTCAAGGCATTTGCTTCAGTCAAAAACTCTGGATTAAAGATTACTCTCAATCCAGTATTTTCATACATTTTGTTCCAATTTTCAGTTGTTCCTGGAGGAACAGTTGATTTCACAACTGCAATTCTTTCACCAGGAAAAGATGCTAACTCATCCAAAACACCTTGAACAATAGAAAGGTCGGCAGCGCCGTCTTCATACATTGGCGTAGGAAGACAAACAAAATAAACTTTAGAAAAGTTATTTGGGGAGCGGCCGGAAATACCATTTTCAAGAAAATTAATGGCTTCATTTAATGAAGAAGGCCACCAAGATTCAACTGCTCCTTTTGCCCGCTTTTTAAGCTTGTCATATGCATAGACAGTTTCACCAGCTTCAGACAAAACAGTTGTAAGGCTACCGCCGACAAAGCCTTGGCCAATTACACAAACACTCATTTTTACCTCTACCTTATTATAAGGTGAGGATATTACTTTTGCAAATAATTCAGATCTTCATGATACATCAATTTTGCAAGTTCTTTAAATTTTGTTTTTGGTTCCCATCCAAGAACATTTTTTGCCTTTGACATGTCACCAAGCAAAAGCGGAACTTCATGAGGACGTTTCAACCTCTCATCAATCACAAGATGCTTATCAACATCAAGACCAGCAATGTCAAAGACTTCTTCAAGAAACTCTCTAACAGTGTGAGTTTCACCTGTTGCAATAACATAGTCATCAGGATGATCTTGCTGAAGCATTAACCACATTGCTTCAACATAATCTTTTGCATATCCCCAATCGCGCCTTGCATCAAGATTACCAAGTGCAATCTTATCTTGCATGCCAAGCTTAATACGCGCAGCGGCCATTGTAATTTTACGTGTTACAAATGTTTCGCCACGACGTGGGCTTTCATGATTGAAAAGTATTCCTGATGATGCATGCAACTTATAACCTTCACGGTAATTTCTTACAATTCCGTGTGCAAATGTCTTGGCACAAGCATAAGGAGACGCTGGCATAAAGCGTGTAAGTTCACTTTGCGGATATTCAGGATTATCGCCGAACATCTCAGATGATGATGCTTGATAAAAACGACAATGTGGTTGCGTCATTCTAATGCATTCAAGAAGTCTAAGAGGACCCATTGCAACAGCATCAACTGTTTCTTCTGGAACTTCAAAGGACACTCTTACATGCGACTGGGCTGCAAGGTTGTACACTTCATCAAAACGATGATTCATAAAGACATTATAAAATGCTCCTGAGTCATTCATTGATCCATAAACAAGATGAAAGTTGGGATTAGACAACAAGTGATCAATTCTGTCAGTTGCAAGAAGCGATGTGCGGCGCTTCATTCCAATTACTTTGTAACCTTTTTGAAGGAGCAACTCGGCAAGATATGATCCGGACTGTCCGGTTACGCCTGTGATAAAAGCTGTTTTCATTAAACTATTTTAACCCCTCTTACGCTCGGGTATCTATCTTGAAATGATTTAATTGTTTCTTTTAGACCTACTTGAAGAGGTGTGTAATCACCATTCCACCCAAGATCTCTAAGCTTTTGATTTGATGAAGGTTTTTCAAACTGCCCATCGGGCTTAGAAGTATTAAATACCAAATTGCCCGTATAACCAATTTCTTCAGCTATCATGTTTGCAAGTTCAGCAATTGAAATGCTTTCAGGGTTTCCAATATTCACAGGTTCAGCACCGTTATAATTTTCTGCAATCCACAAAATTATTTTTGCAGCGTCACGAGCAAATGTGAATTCACGATGTGGACGACCACTTCCCCATATTTCAACCTGTGATTTGTCATTTATCTTAGCTTCATGAATCTTTCTAATAAGAGCAGGAATCACATGACCACTTTCAAGATCATAATTGTCATTAATTCCATAAAGGTTATTAGGAATTACTGATACAAAGTTGCATCCATATTGCTGGCGATATGCTCGAGTTTGAACTTCAAGCATACGTTTTGCATATGCATATCCAAAATTAGAATCATGAGGTGGACCAAGATGTAATTGGTCTTCAGTAAGAGGGTATTTTACATATCCAACATCAGGATAAATGCATGTCGATAATACAGAGACAAGCTTTAAATTTGTGGTTTTGCAATTTTCTAATACATTCATGTTCATTTTAATGTTGTCATCAAAAAATTCAGCAACTTTGTCAGTGTTAGCTTTTACTCCTCCAACGCGAGCAGCACAATGAATAACAGTTTTTACTCTGTTATCATTTTGGAATATATGCTCAATGCATTTTGTTGATCTTACTAAATTGTACTGAGATGAATTTAATCCAATTGAATCTTTAGAAAGATTCAAAATCTCACTACCAAGAAGACCAGTGGCACCTGTAATTAAATTCATTCATTATCTCTTGAATATTTCAAGATCATATCAAGACCTTCAGATTTAAATGTTTCATTTAAAATTTTTGCATTTGGAACAACACAATGTCCACCAATTTTTGATTCAGGAGGAAATAAAACAGGTCTTACAACATTACTTTTCCCTAGTTTGATGTACCCAGAATTGTAAGTTTCATTAAAAAGTGTAACAGCCTCTTCAAAATCTGCTCCAATTTCATCACACATTTTTTTCATTTCACCATGCCATGAAATACAAATTCCATAGTATGTTGTATCCAACAATTTTCCAATTTCAGTTTCACGTGAGCTTTTTAATGAAACAGCTTTTACACCTAAGCTTTTTAGATGATTGACAACTCTTGAACTGCTTTCTATATTGTCACTTCCTACGTACTTTACAAAAGTCAATATTCCATCAAGAAGATTTGGATGAATTCCTCGAACTGGTGAATGTGCTACATCACAATTTGTTTTTTTTGAAATTGACTCAGTTGTTCCTACTTTTATGGTAGAATGTATGATTATCATTTTGCTGTTTGAACGATTTGCAATATCTATCACAACCTCTTCAAAATTTTTAATCTGAGGTATGCAGACGTTTAACACGTCAATGTTTATTAGTCCATCATCACGATGGATATCTTTGATAAAGATTTGATGTTCATTTGACAATGAGTACAACTGATGAATTGCTTTGCCAATTTCTCCATACCCTAAAATTCCAATTTTCATTTTTTTTCCTATTGATGATATTACATCATATCTTTAAATTTTATTAACAAAAAATAAAGATTTACATATCATCTCTATTAGAAACAACAACGTAATAATCACCATTTGAATATGACTTCATAGAAAAATTAAGCTTATTGGCAACTTCCTCTGCTAATTTGTACTCTTCATCACGATATGTGTCGTGAAAAATAATCATAGCATCACTTGATAAGTCAAAAATCTCTACATTTTCTAAAAATCCACGTTGATTTCCTGCCCCTAATGGTCCATCAACAAAAATTCCTGAAATGTTTTTTGGAAGTTTGTCTTTCAAGACATCAACATCATACCATCCATTTTTTATAGAAGCGTGGATATAATTTACTGGTGAGTAAAGTCCACAATATTCTTGATTTTGTTCCACAGAGTATAAATCAAAGACTTTTGAAAATTCTCTAGTTGAAACTTTTCCTGCTCCTAATTCAACAAATGTAGAGCCATGAGAAATTTTATTTGAAATATAATCAAATGTTATTTTTTCAATGCCGGAATCTCCCCAATTATTCATGAATTACCTCCTAACACATCAAGAATATGAATCTTTTCTTGATCAGAAGTTTCTTGAAATATGACTTCTATGTTAGCTTCTTCAAATTTTTTCAAATCCATATAGTTTTTACCACCTGACCCAGCTATATAAACATCAGCCCCTAAATTCTTACAAATCCAAATCAAACGATCAGTGCTTTTTAAATCAGTTTCACTATCAAATAAAATGTCTGTTGAAATTTTAAGCTCAGAAGCTACTGCTGATATTAAATTAGAGTTTGTTATTGCCAAGTTTTCAGTAATACAGTGATCAAACTTATTCATAAGCAAGCTTTTATCAAATAATCTTTTTTTTATTTTTGACCAATCTTCTATTGGGTTTACGTATTTTTTGCTAATGATTGAGTCAAGTCCTTTATGAACCGACATTGTTTGCCATGAATCTCTATAAAAAAATCTATTTTGATAGTTATTTTTTTCAAATTGACAGTGGTTTAAAATCACAAATTTATCGGCGGCTTGCATTTTTAGAAAAAAAGGAAGCCATGGAAAAAAATTTGGCTGATGTATTGCAATTTTCATTTTGCATTAAACCATGCTTTAAAATTTTCAACGCTTAATTCTCGATGATGGATATACCAAAGCTTTTGATCAGGATCAAAAGAATTATACTCAATACATTTCCAACCATCTTCAAATTTCACAAGTTCTATACCATTTTCAAAACAAATTTTTTCTGTAAGTTTATTCCATTTGTTGAATGGTGGAACAAAAATTTTTGATTTTGCGATTGAACAACTTACAATAACACTCATTTCCTGGGCATGTTCATCAAGTAATCTATGATCAACATGAATTAATCCATGACTAGCGCGAACTGCAAAGTCGGGAATTTCCGGAGTTCCAGCCATATCAACTTTAAAAAAGTCTCGATAGTCGGAATAAGCATTCATTATCTTAGGATAAATTCTTTGGCTATTTTTTTTATTTTCACCAATCATATTATGTACCAATGGTGAGATACAATAAAGAACTCGAGCTCCTAAATCATGGGCAAATTTTCCCATCTCATTAAGAGATTCCATGTCACAATTTATACAAACATCATCAAATCTAATTGTAGATCCATTAAGCATAATATTCCTCACTGGTTTAAGAAGTTAAAAATATGGAAAACAACAGGTTGTGCTTCAGCGCCAATAGGTCGTTTGAAATTTACAAGCATATATTCGTGATTATTAAGCTTTTTTTCATCAATTGACCACCAGCTTCTATCTATCCAATCACGAAATGGCACACAATTTCTATTAATGTGTGTTATCGACTCTTTGTTTACATTATTAATTTTTATTAAGGCTCTCATTAATGATTCATCTGAAAATAAAGATGGATGTGAGTATGGATCTTCTTTTAAATCAAAAATGTTTAATCCTTTTAAAGATTTTACCCATTCACTAAAATTAAAATTATAAGGATTTATTATATTTTTCCAAATATAAGACTCGGCAAATGTGTTACTTGCAGGAACTTTTCCGTAATCTGGAGTTCCTTGGTAAACTTCAAGTCCAACCATTCCCATAGTGTTTGGGCTTCGTTGTTTAACATAATTTAATACGTAATCTGATCTTAGCGGCGCAGTATCAATATCTTCAATCATACAAACTTCATTATCATACAATGAGCATGCAAATCTTCTTGCAATTTTTGCTAAATTAGCTGATGGAACATTTTCAATGTTATTGAAAATTAATACATCATCAAACATAGTTTCAAGATCTTTTTTAAGACTTAAATCATCAGTTACATACGCTAAAGTTAACTTTAGACTTGGAAATAAAGTTCTCCACGCTTTTGAAACTATTGGCGCAAATTGAATAAAGTGTGAATGATCTGAACTCACTATAAGTCTATCAAATCCGTAATTCATTATTTATCCTTCAGTCATTTGAATTAATGATAATGATCGAACATCGTAAGAATGATGTTCTTTTGATTTTTTAAATCCAGCTTGTGAAATCTTATTTCTAATATCATCATTATTAAGCAAAAATCTAATTTTTTCTAGAAGATCTTCACAACTTTCAAATATTACAATTTCTTCATTAATTTTAAAAAGTTTTTCTAAGTTAGGAGTATAGTTTGTTATAAGTAAAGCACCAGAGCCAGTAGCTTCAAATGTTCTAAAGTTTATATCATCAGCGATATTCAAATTAAAAGCAATTTTATAACTTGATAATGATTTTACCATATCATTCCCAAGTTTAAAAATGTCTCTTTTAACTTGAAATTTAGATTCAAGCATTTTTAACCATTGGTCACGATTTCCAATAAGTGATCCACAAAACCCTACATCAACGTTGCGAATGATTGTTTCATCTGGCTTTATTAAATCACTTGGATATCCATTTGGAAACCATGAAATTGAATCAACTAATCCTTTAAAATATTCAGCATGATGAATATTAGAAAGTAAAAGTAAATCAAATTTATTTTTTCTACAATGTTGCTGATGGTTATAAAGAGCGCAATGAGAATCTATGCTCCAAAATATTTTCTTTCCTTTGAAATTTGAAATATTAGGATGCCATCCTGTGTCATAGTTTTCTAAACTGATAAGTGCGTCGCAATCTTTTGATATATCATCAAAAGATATTAAAAAATTGTCGTAGTTTAACCCCCAGACAATTGCGTGATGACCTGCTCGCTCAATTCCTCGCTTTAAACATAAAGCTTCACGAAATTCACGATTTGCCTCATGTCGACCTTTTTCTTGAATGATAAGAAATTTCATTTCAAAGAATCCAGTTGCTCTTGTACAGGAATATCATTTTCATCAAATGAAAGACCTACAAATTCTTTTCCTATTCTAGGAGTAGGAAACTTTGCTCCTTGAAAAAACTCATCATGCACCATAGAGTATGGTGCAACTTGCGGATATATTAATTCTTTTAAGAAATTTTGATCAACTTGCCAAAAATTTCCTTTTACATAATTGTCAATCATTTCTTTCATATTTCTTAATAATGGAGCTCGAACACCCCACATTCCGCCAAGAATTTCAATAGCATGATGAGGATGATCTCTCATAATATGAAACATCAAATTACTTTGCAGCCATTGATTTACTGCTGTTACTTCTCGATGTGTAATCCTACTATCACAATCTCTGCTAATCATAACATCAACTTCAAGATCAGAGGCAGCATAAAATCTCCAAAACATACCTGTCCAATCACCTGGTGTGTTCATTTCAATTACATTGGCGCCTTTGTCTTTTAGAGATGCAATAGTAGCCTGAGGCGTATTAGATCCTACATAAAATCTTGCTTCCCATCCAGGATAGAATTTTTTTACTTGTTCAGCATTTCGTATTGCACCAATGTTATATTTGGGATTATCACCCCAAAGTGAGTATGAAACAACTCTCATATTTTAATTCCAAACATCAATTTTGATCGATTTATAAATACCATTTGATCTCTCATAACATGTTGATTGTTAATTGCATAGGTCATGTCAATGTTGTCATGTGTATTATCAGGATGCTCATGTTTGATTATTACATCATCAACATAAGTTTGTTTCCCGTAAATAAATGCAACTGACATAAATTCATTATCACAGTAAAATGACGTATAGTCAGGATGGTAAAGATAACCAAACCTGTCGTAATATTTTTTACCAACAATTGTCAAAGTATTCAACTTTTTCTTTTGATATCCATCTGAAAACCAGATAACACCATCAAGATCTGGATAATTAACCTTCATCATCTTTTGTATGATTAAATCGTATCCGTCTACCTGAGGTATCATATCATCAGATGCAAGAAGACAAATATCAAAATCCTGACCCTCTAAGTCAGCGTTAATTGCCTGAATTTTGGTCTTACTATTTCCAAAATGGAATTCAAGATTTGAATAAGTCTTCAGACGCTCTTTTACATTGTCATTATTCATTGTTTGATCATCAAAGTCACAACTTATTAAAAATCTTACATTTTTTGATCTACTCATGCTGACGTATTTGTCAAGAACATTAAAGAATTTTTCAGGACGACCACGCGTTGGAAATTTGATCAATAGTCTTTGTCCAATATCATTTTTTTCATTTATGATATCAAGTGTTCTTTGCCAGAATACATTTTTTCTATTGTGTAGCCATGAAAGTGAATTATTTACATCATAATTCAGCCACTCTTCTCCTACATGCTGAACATTTTCGTTTGTGACTATCTTACAACCCAGTAACTTAGCTTCAGTAACCATTCTGTTTGAAACATCAGCTCCTTTAGGAAGACAAACAAACCCCTCAGCATTTGCCATCTCTTCAAGAACCTGTTCAGGAGTTAATTCTTTAATTAATTTATATGTTTTGCCATTGGCCTCAAGCCACAATTTAGCTGTATCTGTCCCCTTTATCCAACTACTAGAGTCAAGGGTAAGCCACCCACTTTTCTTGCGGTTTGGCAATGAATTAATGAGAGGGACAATTTTTTGAAAGAACTCATCCCCAAAAACTGCTGATAAGACTGAGCAATTGGCGGTTTTTAAACTTGGAAATCTTTGAAAATATCTTTCCATATGCTTTTGTGAGCAGAACCAAACTTGCTTTGCATTCAGATAAAATTTTTCAACAAGCTTACCCCAAGGCTCTGTCTCACACTCGCACTCCTCTCCACTTTCTATTAGATGTCTTTCAACAGATCTCCAGCGGCAAAATTTATAATCATGTTCAAACACAGAGTAACTAACAGATGACTGGCTAAAAGCAGCAATTAAGTATGGATCAAGGTTAGCAAAATTACCAAAAACCCAGTGCGCTTTTGCGTTAGCTTCTACTATTTCTCTAGTGAGTTGATTTGATCTGACAACACCAAACTTAACGGGAGCTGATCTATGAAGAGCATCCATCGATAACTCAGCACCGCCAACAAGATCAGAAAGCAAAAAGTCCTGCACAAACAGGACTTTAGGCACGGATTCTATTGTAAAAGGACTTGTGAACATGTATTGATTATAAGTAATCGCCGTCAAACGATTACCTAAATCATTACATTATTTACTCATCAAGTTCTGGAACACGTTCAAGAAGGAACTTGTAGCGCTTACCTGTCTTGTTAAATCTAATTGAAAGGAAGTCAGCTTCTTCGATCAATGTATAGTCGCCGCGATCATTTCTAAGATGCAAGTCACCAGTGTAAATGTTTCTCCAACGACTTCCTGAAGATCCAAGATCATATGTTACATCGGCCTGTGGAACAAAGTTTGAATTGACCAAAGATGTGAACGACACAGTATCAGCAAGGAAACTTACTGTTCTTCCAGCACCACCAACATACACTGATCCAGTTACCTGAACGCTTGTTGAGCCTGAAATTCTAAGGCGTGAAGCTGAGAGCAAATCAAGGTTGCTACCGTCAGATGATGTCAAAACTGCGTTTGTTCCATTTACCTGGAATACACTTGCTCGTGTAGGAAGGTATGATGAAATTGTTATTGCACCAGCTGTGTCTGGGTTTGTTGTTGTTCTAGCATGAACGAATGATGAGTTGCCTTCAGACCATGCAAATGCAACGTTTTGGCCGCCAGTGATTCCACCAATAAAACCACGATCTCCTGCTGAACCTGTTGTAGAGTTGGTGAATCCAAGACCAATGATAGGATCCTCAACAGTCATGTTATTAACATTCACTGTTGTTGTTGTTCCATTTACGGTGAGATCGCCTGTAACTGTCGCATTCCCTGTAATTGTTGCGTTACCCTGGACTGCAAGGTCGGCAGCTGTTGAAAAGTTACCAGACCCGCTTACTGTTCCATTAAGTGCGCTAATCTGAACAGTGTTTGCACCAGATGCGTTCTTAGCATAAACATCACCCGATAGAACAAGCGTTCCGCCAACAATCATTCTATCAGCATCAGTTCCAGAAACGAAAATGAGTGCATCAGATCCAAAATTTGAAGGAACCACCTTGCCTTGACCAGCTACAAATATCTTAGTTGAAGTTGGAACAATATTTGACGCCGATACGGTGGTCGCAGATACATTTGTTGTTGAAAGTGTGTTTGTTCCAGTTGCAAATGCTAAGTTTGCATTACCGGCAAACGCACCGTTGTTATTAAACTGAACGTGTGTGTTGGCGCCACCTGGAGAGGAGCCTGCTGCTCCTGTAATTTCCCATTGCCCTAAAGCGTTATAATTTAGAGTGATGCCAGTACCTGCAGCCAAAATATCATTTGAAGCGTCAACTTTTCTCAATGTTCCAGTAATATAAGTTGAATTGATTGTTCTCCACTTATTGGAAGGGTCACCAAGATTAAAGTTGGCGGTAGCGACATCAGGAATAAGAGATCCTGTTACAACAATCGTTGAACCACCAAGTGAAGATGAAAGAGAACCTACAAAAGCCATTATAACACCTCAGTACAAAACTTAAGTATCTATGTAATCGATCTCTTGCATAACAATTTTGAAGTTTTTACCATTTTTATTATTTTTAATTCTTAAGTAATCATTTTCTTCAATGATTGTCCAGTCACCACGATCATTTCTTAAATGAAGGTCACCTGTATAAACATGTGCCCATCTCTTTGTTGCAGTTCCAAGAGTATATGCAGTGTCAGCTGAAGGAATTATTGAACCACTCATTGTCATTGTTCCAGTGACATTAAATGATCCTGACATATTGATGGTGGCAGAACCTGTTGTATTAACATTTCCAAGATTGATTATTGTTGTTGATCCTTGTAATCCACCCACGCCAATGTTTAAAGTTTTTGTAGACCCAAGACCTGCAGCGCCAGTTCCAAGATTTAATGTTGAATTATTAATTCTGTTTGTAGCAAGATTAAATGTGAACGCTGTTGACGATGATGATGAACCTCCAACAGTTACTGTTGATGCAACATTTGCAAGACTAAGAGATGTAACATTGGTTGAAAAAATTGTTGCAGTTGTTGATGTTGATGTGATATCACCACCATTAACTCCTAAATCTCCTCCGAGTGCAAGAGTTCCACCAATTGCTGTATTACCAGTTGTTTTATTAAATGTGAAATTTGAATTTCCGCCAAACGTTGACCCACCATCATTAAACTGAACCTGTAAATTTATACCTCCTGGAGTTGACCCAGAAGTTGTGTATGAATTTCCATTTATGTCATATATTGTTCCTGAAACAACAACATCACCACCAAATGTTGCAACTCCTCTTGTTGATGTTCCTTTTGATGATTTAGATCCTGATATGAAAAGCCAGGTGTCACTACCAGTTGTAAAATGGGCTGAAAGTATTCCACCAATGTTATCAATTGCTGATCCAGTTCCATAAACAAGCAAAGGCTTTGAATTTGAAGAACCTGAATAAATAATTTGATTTGTTCGTATTACACGAGTTTGAAAATCATTTGATGCCATCAGGTAACTTCCATAATGCTAATATTAACTGAGTCAGTATTTGGCACTGATGCTTTTATAACAACTTGTGTAATTGATGATGAATCAATATAGACATTGAAATTTGACGTAGTTCCAATTGGTGAAACTGTCACCGTTGGTGTTGTTGTAAAAGTTTTGGTGAAAGTGTACGTGATGCTATCATTTCCACCAAAACTTACTGTAGCTGTTTCAATAGTAGCTTGAGCCAAAGTGTCCTCAGTTTCGTTTAAATAAAAGATTCTAGGCTGCTGACGTAGAAAAGGATACGTCTTTTTATAACGTTGTAAGTCAATTCTTGTAGGCACGACAAGCAGCCTCCTGAATCTAAATATTCAAAACTAGAGCATTTGACCTGCTAGAGTTGCAAGCTCAGAGCGCTCTCCCTTTTCAAGAGTGATGTGTGCTGTCAAATCAGAAGACTTTAACTTTTCTACAGCAACGGTAAGACCATTGCTATAACTGTCAATATAAGGAGTGTCAATCTGATCAGTATCACCAAGAAGAACAATCTTGCTGTTATGACCTGTTCTAGTGATGATTGTCTTCAACTCATGAATAGTTGTATTTTGAGCTTCGTCAACAATTATAAATGCATCGCTGAATGTTCTTCCGCGAATAAATGCGAGTGGAGCAATTTCGATATCACCCTTTCTTCTCATTGCTTCAAAATAACTCACATCACGATAGACTTGTCTAAAGTTATCAACAATTGGAGCAAGCCAAGGAGCCATCTTGTCTTCAAGATCACCGGGAAGAAACCCAATTTCCTTTCCAACAGGCTCAATTGATCGTGTGATTACAATTCTCTTATACTTTTTGTCGTTGTATCCTTGCATTGCAGCAGCAAGTGTAAGAAACGTCTTACCACTACCAGCCAATCCTGACAATGAAACAAGAGGAATTGTTTGATCCATCAACATATGGATAGCAAAATTCTGTTCTTTGCTTCTGCCTGTAAATCCACTGCAAGTCAAATTCACCTGACTAATCACATTATTCTTGTGAATTCCAATGAAAGACTTCTTTGGATTTATATTGGATGTAGCAACAACAAATTGGTTGGGAAGTAGATCATGTGACTTTAAATTGATGTAACTGTCTGAATAGAACTTATCAATTAGATAGTCATCAATTTCAAGGTGGGTCTGTCCAGAATACATCTGTCCACCTTCTTTAACACTCTTGATATGATCTTTGTAATAATCCTCAGCTATCAGACCAAGTGCATCACACTTAACTCTTAAGTTGATATCTTTGGTAACAACTTTAACAGGAGTTAACGGATTAGCTGCTTGCAGACCAAGTGCAACAGCAATTAACTGATTATCACCCTTCTTAGGATCAAGTCCATCTGGCAAAGTAATGCTTGCTTTTGAAAGCTCACTTTCAACTTTAATTGTTTGATCATTTTCAAGATGAACTCCATCAAAAAGCTTTTCACCCTTTTTGCGAAGTGAATCAAGGAATCGATTAACATATCGCGCTGACGAACCTACAAGATCCTGTCTTTCTTTGAATCGATCAAGCTCATCTAAAACGATGAGTGGAAGAAAGACATCATTCCCAGGAAATGAATGGATACTGTGCATATCATGCAACAGAACGGAGGTATCAACAACAAGAATCTTACGGACGTGCAACTATTCCTCCAAGAGCAGTGAAAATACACACCGCTTGGTATAATGATATATCAGTTGGCGACAAAATAACCTGCCGCCGGGAGATAAATGTGAGTAATGTTGTTAAAAATACTACCTGTTTCGCAGAGCATGAAAAAGCAGCCATCCCCTGTGAAAAGAATGGCTGCCGTCAATGGATGAATTCCAACTGTCATTTAAACTGTGCTCTTATTGCTGCTAAGAGAAATGAAGCTGGTTTAACTCTACAAGAAGTTGGCGAAATTTTTGATGTTACAAGAATGAGAATCTGTCAAATCGAAAAAATCGCAATCAACAAAATGTCAGCTCATATTTGATTTAGACAAAACATTGATAATGTTTGCCTTAGTCATTGTTGCATCAACACTCAGTCCTGCATCAATTGTAACCTGATACAATTTAGTTCGTGTCCACGTTGAGTCCCAAACAATCTTTGGTGGCTCAACAATCTCAGGTGCAGACTCAACAACTTCTTCAACTGTTACTTCTGGTGGCTGAATAACCTCTTCGACAACCTGCTGAACTTCAGGTTCATTTGGAGCAACAATTGTCTCTACAACAACAGGTGGCTCTGTGTGATGAGGTTTACCAGCTAATCTATATAATGATGCAGGCATTACTCTGCCTCCCTACGAGCCTTTTCAACTTCAATTGTTTCTTTAATGAGATTGGTAAGTCTCTTCTTCAAAAAACGCAATCCACGTCTTGAGCGAACACCTGCTGAAGCATTGCCAGCAGCATTCTTTTGAATGTCATTTTCAATTGAATCAAAAATAACCTTTAGCTCATTCCACAACTTAACGATATTGTCATTTGCCATAATTTCTCCTTAAGAAAGAATCTTTGATGACTCTTTTTGCTCTTTAGCATCTTTAACTATTTCATGAATAGAAACTATAAGCTCATGATTATTAAGTTCAAGTGCAAGCAACCTGATTATTTCAAGTCTTTGTTCATCAGTCACACCAAACTTACTAATCTCACTGACTATCTTTCTACAAACAAGTTGGTCATTTGCCCACTTATCAGTCTTTGTGTTTCCAATCTTTTCACTCATTAAAATGCCTCAATTCTAAATCTGTTGTCTTCTAAAAAGATCAATCTTTTTCCGTGAACTTCATCATCATCTTTTGACTCTTCACGAGTTAAGATAATAGAGTCTGAAATTCGTTTTGTAAGATAAATCCACTCGGCTTGTTCCCAAGTTGCAAGATCACAATTGTAAGATTCTAAAACACGAACAAGCTCTGGGCTGAGAGAGAATTTAATATCTTCGATTCCTTGAATCGCTCGTGATTCTTCTTTTGTTGTAAGCTCAGACTTGCAAATATCGACGACTTTGTGCACCACACCACAGTTATTGCATTGCGCAAACTTTGGTTGAACAGTGTCAGAGTCGTCGATTATTGAAAATACAACAAATTTATGAAAAACAGGATTCTCAGCATTCTTAAACTGGGGCAAAATGCAATGACATTGTATAAGATGCTTGAGACCTTCCATGTTAAACCTACATACGCTCAGTACTCATGAGATTTACATAATGCTTAACTGAGTTAAATGCCATTTGCTCAATAGCATTTCTAATGACACCATCAACCTTAAGAACTTGATCGTTTGTCATTCCAAACTCATTCTTTAAAAGAACATTAACATTTGAAATCACGCTATCAGTCATAGCACCTGCAACATCACGTGTAAGATTTCCAACCTTGGCTTCTAGACTCATTTAACACTCCTTGTAAAAATTAATCAATACATTACAGATGTAAATCATTTAGAGATCTTGTCAGCAACTGCCGATGCAGCCCAAGCTTCAGGCTTGATGATAGACTCATATCCCATTCCTGTAACATAGCTTTGAGCAAGTTTTGCGATTCTGTTTGAAGAACTCTCTGGATCTGATGCAATGTCTGAATGAATAGTGATTTCAGCATTGGGATTTAATTCACGAATTAAATCAGCAACCACAACAGATCCATGTACTTCATCCATCAATCTTACGTCAAGGCTCTTGTACGTTGTTTTTTCTCTTTTGTCACGCTTATAGAAAAAGCGGCCGCCTTTGCCTTTTCGATAAAGACAAATTGCAGTTGCGAAGTTCCACTTTCCACCAACTAGCTGTGAGTCTGAACCAATAAAGACGCTTGTTTCATCTTCAATATATGAAACAACTTCTTCTATTGTGTGTTGGTTACCACTTGGATCATTCCACATGTTTGTCAATCTCCAGTATTGTGCTACTATTTTCTATTATTTTTTTGAAAGAGTTAAATGAATTTAGCCCTGCTTTTAAAGAAGATGAAGGCAAATTATATTTACCAACTTTTGAAATTCCTGTTCTAAGACACGATCTAGAAAATCTTAACCCAAAATCTATTCTATCACGTATAATTCCGAGTGAAGACTTTTTGTCATTTCCAATCTTTATCGTGACAACTCCTGATCCAATATATTCAATTCTTTTTCTTATAAGCGCTGATTGATTTTCATCAGCTTGTGAAAGGCGAGTTGATAGTCTAGAAACAACGGAATCCACAAGACTTCCAGTGTGTTCAATTTCAGTCATTGATGGTGTGCAAATAATACGATCAGCAAATATTGCATTTTCTATTTTGACATTTGATATGAGCTCACCTTTATCTGAAGATATAACGTGTGAACCAAAGCAGCTTGCCATGTCAGCCATTCCATTCACGCCAACTTCATCAAATGGAATAGTAATAGGAACAACAACGGCTGTCTCTCGCATAATGTTCAAAGCTGTTGTACTATAAATGTCATCTCCAAATCCTCGAGCAAAGACGGCAACAGGAATTTCTTTTTCATATGAATCATTCAGAATTCTATGAAATTCTGATATGCTTTCAACGATTCCGTCTATGAAAACAACCGCACATTTTTGCAATTGAACTTTCGTTGAGCCAAGTGATGAAAAGAATTTTTGATCAGGCTTCCATTTGCAAGATTGAGTGCCATGGACAATCTCAGTTGTTCTAAAATCACCTGAGTCTAAAAGAACTCTTCCACTCCTGCCTGATATTTTCATTGCATCAGAAACGATGTTTCCTGTGAATTCATCAGTCAAAGTTGAAATGCTGTTTTTCAAAATTTCTAAATTAAATCTTTTCCCTTCATTCACTTCAAGCTGATTGCCTGCCAAACAATACAAAAATACAAGGCTTGCACCAGCTGAAACATTTTCACAACTTACCATGCTTTCTAGTATCATGTTTCTAATGCTAGATTCTTCCGCTGAGTCTGAGAAAGCTCTAATGCAATCAGCTTCAGTGTATGTGAAAAGACTGTCATACAATGGAGTTGATAGCAATCTATTAGAAATACTCTCAATAAGAGACTTTGCTATTTTTGAGTATTTCTTAATAGTACCTGCATTCATTGATGATACTTTTCTCTTATAGCTTTCCATTATGGTCCTTAATTATTTGTCCTGATTTGTTGTTTTGGCAGGATGGGCAGGAGTGGCCATTCCTGGGCCTGTAGTATGGTCTGGTTGGTTTGCTGGCCACTACCTGTAGTTGCCTATGGTTAGGCGGCAAATGGTGCCAGAATGCAATCTGGCCGGTTAAATTATATCCCATCAATTTTTGATTGCGCCCAGTCAATTGCACGCCGAAGATGTGGATAACAATTAGCTTTCATGTCACTCCATGTCAACCACGCATACTCATCATGCTCATATATGCCAGTTTCAGGATTCATCATAATTTTAGGAGTCTGTGTTGTCTCAGCAATATAAACTACAACATCTTTTTTTGTGCGTCTTATAACAAAGCATTCATTTCCCCATTTCATGTCACTGTCTTTGACAACAATGTTTGCTTCTTCAAGACATTCACGCTTTGCAGCTTCTAAATTACTTTCTCCAATTTCAACGTGACCTTTAGGAATGTCTATTTTTCCATTTAAATAGAGCCCTAAAACACGAAAAGATCCGCTGCTTTTTGTAACAATGACAAAGCCTGCGGATCTTTCTTTTTTATTTTTGCTTGACATATAAACCTCTTATCTCATTATAGTGAGAAAGGGGCCCAATGATTACGAATCTTGCCAGAGATTACTTGAAGCAAATGCAATATTTTTCAGCAAAGTCTGAAGTTTATCGCATTAACGAACGTAATCGTCTGAAATTCGAACGACGTCATCTAACTCAGGTGTTGAAACCTCAGCTAAAACGACGTCATCAGTTGGTGCGCAGAAACGATGAATTGTTCCTGGAGTAATTCTATATGTCTCACCGGTAGTCATTACCTTTGAGATGCATGTAGGATCTTTTGCACTCCAAGCTTCAATATTTCCAAGCTCAAGAAGCAGGTGGCCGCTCATGACACATATCGTTTCATCTTTTACATTATGATATTGTCTGGAAAGGCGATGCCCTGCTTTAATATGTAGAAACTTACCAACATAGCGAGGAGATTCTGCCCAAATCTCTTCGTGGCCCCAAGGTTTATTTACGATTCTCATAAAAAATCATAAACAACTATTATCATTCATAAACTTGATTACGACCAACCTTTTGGGCAAAATAACTAAGCATTGAACCGGCAGCAATATTTGCTTCCCATTCAATCGGGTTCAAGTGGTGCGGTGGCATATCATGAGGAACAATATCCAACTCATGTTGTCTTAGGTGAAACATTTCATGCGCAATAGACCTAAGAATATCTGCCAAAGCTCTTTCTTTACAATAAACGCTAATACGTTTTTCACTATAAGCACAAACAGCAGTTGTTTTGATTCCCGCAGACTTTCGATTAGCGCTAAGATAGCACTTATAATCACCTGTCAAATTTAAAGAATCATAAACAAAATTCACAAAATCATAAATCATCTTGCGTTGCTTATTAGTAAGATCAAGACCACTAGATCTCATGATCTTTACTTTTTTCTTTGAATGTTGGTCCATCTTCTTTTTATTGAGGATGGACATCAACATTTTCAATGGAGATGATTGTTTCATAAAAAATATATATGCATCATCTCCAAAAATATCAACTCATATGACGCTCTACCAAAGCAGATGAAGATTGAATTTTTCCGCCGCCAACATTAAAAACGACCCAACAATCAATGCTTTTACAAAGATCAAATTCTGGAACATTGGCCGCAGCATCACGATCACCACCTTTTGTAAAGGCAACAGGCCTGAGTATCTTCAAAGCGTCTGTCACTGTCTGGCTACCATCATCCCATGGGACTACGTAATCAACACCCGCAACGCCGGCGATGATTTCCATTCTTTCTGCTTCGGGCATAAAAGCATATCCCTTTTTTCTATTAAGGAATCCGTCACCATTCACAATGACAACAACTTTAAAAGTCTTGTTAGCCCATACGGGCATTTGACCTTTCATCCACTTTGCGTGATCAGCTGTTCCTTGAATGCATCGTAAATGACCTACGTGCATAGGATCAAATCCACCTGACGTGGCAACCAGGACTTCATTATGCTCATCACAATACTTCCGCAACTCTTTAACACTTGAAAAAATCTTCATATTACACCTTTTGAATTGAATCCTTAAAATCAACCGGGAACATTTCCCGATTCTGTCCATAGAATCGATTCCAGTCAGAATCAAGAATGTAACTGATTGCGTGGTCTGTGCTTGAACGAACAGATCGGCCAAGTGATTGAATAATAGTCTTGGAAGTTTGAAGAGGATACCACCAAGTCCACTTTTTCATTTTCTTTTGAACAAGCTTATCACCAAGATAAGGATATGGAACCTTACAAAGAATCTGGAAACGACTCAGGTCACCCTTTAAGTCAACACCTTCAGTCATAGAAGGAGAAACAATGACAGTTGGTTCTTTGCTCTTAAGATGCTTTTCAAGAATTTCATCTCTATTATCAGAGTTATGAGTAAGCAAACGCTTGCTCTTAAAATTCTTCATGATGTAATTTGCGACTTTGTAGCTATGACAATTGTGAACTACAATTCCAGAAACTACAAAGTTGTGATTATCTTCGATCGTAAGATCTCTAACTTTTCTAATAGAATCATTTTCGATGTTTTTAATTCGCATTCTTTCTCCAACATGTTAATATCATTCATTGCCAATTAAACACTCTGTTAAACAGAAATAATGTCATCGTCTATGGTCAAATTTTGTGCTTCCACCCAACCTCGATTTGAGGTCAACAAACGATGATCTGGAGTACAAGTAATAGTTTTGTTATTTTCAAAACTAATTTTGAGACATTGGCGTTGCCCTCTATCAAGGTTTGCAAGTACCTTTTTACTTTCAAAAACTTGAAGTTTTTCAGACCACGTCATAACGTTATCTCCAACTTTGACATCTTTTAAAGCTTTATGATGTCCATCTGACATCATTACAGGCTCGTTTTCATCAATGCAATGAATAATTCCCTTTTCATTTTCGTGCTCACGAACAATTTGCTTAATAGCTTCAAGCATAGTGGGTAGCGTTTTATCAATTTCCGATGCACTCATTTTCCCAATTGGACTGATAATGACTGGACGATTTTCAATTGGGAAAGGCGACGGAATACTAATAAAAGCTGAATCTGCAAGAGGGATTCCAAGGCTTTCACAAAACGCCTGATGATTGATAATCGTAGCAGACATCAACAAAACCTTTCTACCAAGATAGAAAAGAGAGTCATTGGAATATTGTGAAACATCAATAGGCTTAAATTCAAGCTTACGAACTTTCTGTTCAGGTGATTCAATAATATTGAACACCCAATTCTTGACGTCAAAGAACTCAATGAATCGATTGATTTTGCACAAATGCTTATCAAGCATTTCTAGCTGTTTAGAAAGATTTTCAAATTCAGCAACCTTATCTCTAAGGCCTGTGAATTTTTCAAACATAGACTTAATATGAGCAAGATGACTTGAAAGCTTTACACAATAAACGTCTTTAATCCAAAGAAATGCCGAATTCTCATCATGTAGATTATCAGGCATGTCAATGTTCAAAACTGCATTGGCAAAGCGCTCAGACACAGTCACTTCAATAAACTTGCTAAGTTCAGAGTCAGTGTTGTGTGCCTCATCAATTACAAGAACATCACGAGGAGTCAACTTACCAGAATATGTTGTTTCAGCCAAAAAATAACTGAAGTTTGTAATACCTTCAGGTGATGCAATAAACTTCTGTTTTTGCTCCTTATATCTACAGCCAAACATACAAGACTTGTAGAAGTTAGAAGACTTATCCTGCTCTAAATTGACCAGACGCTGGCCTTCAGCACAAGTTTGCTTCTTGTGAAACTTGCATTGATAATTTGCACTTGACTTAAGTGAAACCATTGGACCATTGCAACCGCCAAAGTCACTCAAGTATTGCTCCTGAAGAATCTTTTGGGTTGTGATAAAATATGCACCTCGAGTATAGTCGTCAGACTGATTCAACATCTCGCCAAGAGCGCGAGAAATTGTTACACCAATAGCAGATTTTCCTCCACCTGTTCCAATTTCGCAAATAACAAATTTTTTTCCTGATTTGTAAGCATCAAGAGCAAAATTAATTGCCTTTTCTTGTTCTTCACGAATATTTTCAAATGGAAAATGACTTGACCACATTTCACACGATGTCATTTATTTACCTTTAAATGTTTCTAGTGTTTTTTGAGAAGATAATATCTGCATCAACAAGAGCATCTTCAAATTTTATTTTTTGAAAATCAATTTCAGTGACTATTACAAATTGTAATCCTATTTTTTCAAAAAAATCATTTGCAAATTTACGTTTTAATTCTACTT